TCTTGCTCCTACTGCACATCACGCCGCGACCTGATGCCATCGCTCGTGACGCCGACCGCCTCCGCACCATCATCCTCAAGCGCCTGGACGGGGCGGAGAGGGCAAGGGGGATCGCTGAGGATCTTTGGGCGCGCGCTAGGGACGACCTAGCCCGCGAGATTCTGGAGGCGCTCGATGCCTGACTACCTCATCATCGCCGAGATGCAGACCGAGCGACATGGTCGCATCCGGTTCGTGAGCTACGGCAACGGTGTTTTCGCGCTGGACAGCGCCGGCGGTGTCATCGTGCGCCGCGATTGGTCGCCGGCCATGAAGGCGTGCGTCGGAACGTGGCCGACCGAGATGACCTATTGGGAAGTTGAACTCGCCAAGTACGAAGCCCAGGAGAAAACCGATGCCTGACCTACACCCAATCCTGAAGCAGTGGGCGGAGAAGTGGCCGGGGTACGCGCACCTGCTCAAGCCGGCCTGGACGCCGTCCGATGCGCTCTGGCGGCTGAACTGCGACTACCCAACCGAGGACGCCACGGCAGAGCTTGGTGCTCTCATCGACGCATCATTGGTGCATCGGTGGGTGAAAGTGGAGGATTGCGGGGAGTTGGCGGATGGGAAGTACTACTGTCGAGCCGCGTTCGTCGAGTGCATCTTGACCAGAAAAGACGGGCGCTGGCTGACCTACTTTGAGGTCCAGGCGATTCTCTCGCCCCACCTCGGCCCCATTCCGGAGGGACCGTGAGCCCGCTCGATAGGTGGCGGGAGAGGTGCCGCCTAGCAAATAGCACAGGCGACGGCCTGCCTGAAGCTGGCTTGAAGCTGGCCGCCGCTAGGGACGGAATCTGGCAAGCAATGCTAGCCGCTGGGAATGCACCCGACGCGATGGCGGCAATCGAACGCATCGACGCCGCACTAGGCATTGCGCTCAAGAAGCACGGCACAACCGTAGAGGGCCGGCGGCGCCACGGCCTCCGTCTCGCCCTCCGCTGGCTTCGGGAGGAGGTGGAGCGTGGCGAGTGAGATCGCAATCTTGTGTGCGTCCCATGTCTACGCGTTCGGCATCGGCGCTCATCTGTTTTGGTCCGGGTACGGCGATTGGCCGACTGACCCTGACTGCTGGCTTGAGGCTGTGATTTGGCCGCTCGTTTGGCCAATCGGACTGCTGAGAAAAGGACGACCCCGATGAACATCCAAGTATTCGTCACCCTTTCACCGTCACCCGCTACTGCTGAGGCAACACTCGAACGGCGAGAAGGCATGTGCGGTATCGTCTATGCTGGCACGTTCTACGGTCTCGATGCTGACATCGACTACGAAGACGACGATTGGGAGGTCTGGGCCTACGGGGACTTCTTCGTTGGCGACGGCTCAGAGCGCGACAAGTGCCGCGCCTTCATGAAGGCCGACCATGCCTAACCCCATCATCCAAACTTGGCTCCCCGGGTGCAGCGAGGAGACGCTGGAAGCACTGGGCCTGACCCAGGTTGACCCAATCACGGCGCTCTTGCTCCTACTGCACATCACGCCGCGACCTGATGCCATCGCTCGTGACGCCGACCGCCTCCGCACCATCATCCTCAAGCGCCTGGACGGGGCGGAGCGCATGAAGGCGAAGGCGCTGGAGCTGTCCAACATGCGAGACTCGTTCCCGCATGACGAAGGCGCCCGAGCGTGGGAAGCGTGCGCGAGGGAGATTCTGGAGACCCTCGATGGCTGACGCGCTCAAAAGATGGCGAGAGAGGTGCGAGGCGGCCATCGAACCGGCAGCATATCGACCATGGCAGGCGCTCACGATGGGCGAGCGAGGCGGATTGCTCCGGGCGCTGGATCGCATTTTTGACCCGCTTGGCGTTGAGTCAAGGCCAGTCGAAACGCTTGAGCTGCTGATCGCGTTGAAGGCCGACCAACCGCACGCCGCCGGCCTCCGCCTCGCCCTCCGCTGGCTGCGCGAAGAAATGGAGCGGGAGAATGCCTGACTGGAAAGACCCGCTCCTGGCGCGATGGTGGGCGGGGTGCTCGGAGTACACACGATCGCGGCTGCCGAAGGTCGCCAAGCATCCGACCTACGCCGCTTCACCAGCGAACGTGCTCGGCTGGCTCTGCGGACTACTGGACCCGGACATGCGAGCCGACACCTTGCGCCTCCGCTCGCTCATCGACGCCGAGCTGCGGGAGGGGAGGGCGGCGAAGGAGAAAGCCCTGGAACTCGCCGTTCGCTTCGGTGGCATCGACGGTGAGCACCACAAGGCCTGGGTCATCGATCAGATGGTCCGTGTGCTGGCCGGCGACGGGTACGAGCAACTCGTTGCTGAAGCGAAGGCCGGTGAAGATGGCCCGGAGACCTACGACTGGGACGAGGGGATTGCGCCGTGACCAGGAAAGACCCGAGCGCGATGGGGCTCGTCGATAGGGCCGTGCTGATGAGCCGTGGGCCAATCTTGGAGGGGCTGGAGCGCATGCTCAACTGCCTTGATGACGACTACGCTCTCGCCCGACGCCACTCCCGCAACGTCGACAAGCAGCGGCGGCGGTTGCTGGCGGAGAAGTGCGAACGCAGGGCGGATGACATTGAGAGCGAGTGGACGACGCGCTGGTACTCCACGCTGTCAGACGCTGAGGCTGCAAGCTACGTTGCCAAACTCCGCGCCTGGGCTGAGCGGTTGAGGGAGCAATGCTGATTTCCAAGCGCGAGGCCATCTATCGACGCGATGATCGAACGTGCGTCTACTGCCGCAGGCACGAAGACGTACTGGAGCCAGACAATCAGCTGACGCTCGACCACTTGGTGCCTAGGTCACACGGCGGCGGAAACGCCGCCGGAAATCTGCTGACAGCTTGTGAGCGGTGCAATCGACGTCGCAGCAACCAGCCCATCTCCGTTTTCGTCGGCCCAGAGCGAGCTATGGAGCTGATCGAGCAGGCCAAAAAGCCGGTAGACATGATGGGCGGCATGAAGCGAATCAAGCCGGGCACGCTGGCACCAGGCCAGACAAAACCCAGGCCAGCAAATGTGCTGCCTCGCTACCCTGTGAGCCGCGACAACAAGCTCCACGACCTCGTGCGCGATCTCGTGAACACGCTGGCCTACGTGCAGCCTGTGCCGGCGGCGAAGATGAAGGAGCGCGCCAAGGCGCTGGGCGTGAAGTTCTTCGGCGAGACGCCCGGCGAGTACGCTGGGCTCCAGGAGGCCATCGACGCTGGCCGCATTGGCAAGCCGCCGACGTGAGCAACGTGCCCAGAAATGACGAAAACCCCTCAGCCCGAAGGCCGAGGGGGAACTGTTCGAGGATTTCGAAGGGTGTTAGCTGGCCGCTGCCAGCGCAATGCTGTTGATCGTCAGGATCCCCTCCGCGTTGTCCACGTCGATTGGTTGGTCATCGCTCGTGACGATGTGGACCCAGTAGTACCAGCTTCCGGCGCCGCCCGTGCCGGCCAAGACTTCCTTGGTCAGGTCGATGCGCACCTGGGTCGTCGCCAGTGTCCAGGAGAAGGTCGCTGGCGCGTCTGGCGGGTCGTCCGAGAATAGCTCGATCAGCGCGGCCGCCCCCTTTCTACCGATGCGCAGGCGCGCCTTGCTGCCTGTGAGCCCGGCTGCCGCAGGCACCGTGAACGTGCCCATGTCGAGGCCGGAGCCGAGGTCTACCGAGAAGTCGCGAGGCGTCGTCATTGGGTCGAGCTCCAGGTGGCGGTGAGGCTGAGGCCGGGCGTGTGCGTCGCTCGGAGGGTCAGGCCGGGCGTCCAGGTGGCGACGAGGTGGGGGATGGGGTCAGGGGTCGGCGCCTCTCCTGCGTCCGAGATCGCCTCGGTCGCGGCGGCAGCAACTTCATCCAGGACGCCAGCGAGCAGGAGCGAGCCCGAGAGCACGTCGGTCGCTGCCGATGTGGCTTCTGCCAATGCGGCGCCCAGGATGGCCTGTGCCGCGATTGCCTCGGTGGCCGCCTGCGCTGTCTCGCCGACCGAGCCCGAGATGACCACGCCGCCGGCCTGGGACTCGGTCGCGGCGTCCGTGACCTCATCGAGCGAGCCGGTGAGGTTCTGCTCATTCGAGATCGTCTCGGTTGCCGGCTGGGCCTCCTCGGCCAGGCTGCCAGTCAGCAGCAGGGCGCCATCCAGGGCCTCGGTCGCTGCCGCGCATGACTCGACCAGCGCGCCGCCGAGCAGCGCTGCCCCGGAGAGGTCCTCGGACGGAGCGTCGGTTGATTCCCCGAGGACGCCGCCGATGATGGCGCCACCGACGATAGCCTCCGAGGCCTGGGCCGCGGACTCGTCGAGCCCTCCGGTCAGCCGTGGCGAACCGGCTAAGTCCTCAGTCGCCGGGGCCGCTGTTTCCGCAATGCCGCCCGTGATGACGAGCGAGCCGGAGAGGCTCTCTTCTGCCTGCGCGGCGGTCTCGTCCAGCGCGCCAGTGCGAGCCCCTGCCTGGGCTGACCAGAGAGCCACGAGCCGCTGCGGCCTGGGCAGCGAGCGCCCCCGTCGAAGCGGACGAAACCAGGGCATGCGGTCAGCCCAGTTCTTCGATCTCGAGCGTGGCGGAGAACGTCACCGAGTCGCCCGGTGCCGCCAGGCGCACGACCAGCCTGGTGCTCGGGCGGATGACGAGCCGAGAGTCCTCGGCAGGGTTCCAGACGTAGCCAGCGCGGACCGGGAAGTAGATGTCCCGGTGGGTGACGATCGTGCCGTCCTGCGCCAGCGTGGTGTTGTTGATCTCCGCCGTCCCGCCGAAGGCCGAGTTGCCGAGGGCCTTCGGGATTGGTGTCGCCGAGCTTCCGCCGGATCCGCTCGTGGTCGCGCCGGTCATGATGCGCATGCGCAGCATCTCGTCCTGGGCGTCACCGACCTCGGTGCCCTGAGAGATTTCGAGAGCACGGATGACCACGTTGCCAGTGGACGGTGCCACGATCTCGAAAAGGTCCTGCTCGACCGTCATGGCGACGGCTCCGCAGATCACGTTGTAGACTCGGCCGTACATTACGAGCCCGCCGGGATGGTGTGCGTCCAGGACGTGATGTTGATCGTCTGCCCGTCGGCAATGCTGTAGTTGTCGAGGTCCAGCTCGTCGGCATCACCAGACCAGCGGACAGCAGCGCCGCTCGTCAGCACTTGGTAGTTGTCGATGGCGGTGCCGGATCCGGCTGCCGCGGCCCCGGTGCCAGTGAGCGGGTTTCCGCTGCCGATCGGGTTCGTGCCATCGGCGCCGCGAGCTGTGGCCACGCCGGACGAAACGTCGAACGCGGTGGACTCCAGTGTGATGTCGCACAGCGTGGTGGTGCCGTTGCGCAGGCGGAGCGTGCCGCCGTTGACGAGAGCAACGCCGGCGGCAGTAGCTGCCTGGCGGTATTCGGTTGAAACTTGCATCGGTTTTCTTGCTCCTGACTACGCCGCGCGCCTCATGCGTCGCGGGAAAACGTTGCGGGCGAGCCGTTGGCTCGGGAAGCTGGCGATTGGAGGCGAGCCGCCGCCGGCAACCACCGGGTCCGCCTCCCACATGCCGATCGTGGGTGCGCTCGGCCGGGTCTGGCCACCCGCGTCGAGCGTGACAGGCAGGTTTGCGTCCGCGCTGAGGTCGGCGCCACCACCGATCGCGCCACTCGTATCGCTTGCATCGATCCGGAAGTCGCCAGCGCCAGCGTTGACGAATGTGAACGACGCATTGTCGATGCTGTTTGCGCCGGTCGCGGTAGCATCTGTGCTTGCATTGTAGTCTCCGGCATGCGTGCCGGCGCCGCCCCATCCAACAGGGGAACCAGCGGTATCGTTGAACAGGCAGTTGTTCGTGGTGAGCGTCGCGCCGGTGCCTGCGAAGTAGCCAGGGTCCGTGCTGCTGCTTGCCGTGCCTGTGTAGGTGACGGCGTGCCCGCGGATGCTTGACCCGCTAGTGGCAGCGTTCAGCCCGCGCCGCATGGAGTTCGCGCCGCTGTCAGTCAGCAGCACGTTTCTCACGCGGATGGTGGATGCCGCGTTATTGGTCTCGATTCCGATGCGGCCGCGGCAATGGCAGTTGTCTACGAACGTGCTGGCATTGTTGGAGCGCACACACGCGACCGTGGTGCTTTCCAGTTGCAGCCCTTCGATGGTGACAAAATCATCACTGATGATGAACGGCGTGGCCGAGGCTGGAATTACCCGCGCCTTCGTTGCATCCCACGCGCCGCCGTTCCAGCGGTTGGCGCTGTCGGTCGAGATCTTGATCCAGTTGCTCGCACCGGTCGTGAAGCCGTTTACAGTGCATGCGGTTGTATCTGCGGCCGCGCTCCAATCGCCCCGCGCCTGCAATTCCAAGGTATCGCCGGCCGATACTAGGTTGGAACCGATCGTCTGCTCGCCAGACTCTGCCGCCGAAAACGAGGTGTAGTCCTCGCCGCCGCTGGGGTTTACAGCCGCAAATCTAGCGGCCACGCTGCACCGATTGCTGCTTGATGGTTGCGACGATCGGGCCGGCTTGTTCTTTCACGCGATCTGACTCTGCGCTCAGCGCTTCGTGCGTTACGCGAGCCGCTTCTTCCAGGATCTGAAGAGTCTGCACTTGCGCCGCGCGCAGCTGCGCGGCTTGAGATTTCAGCCCGGCATTCTCGAATCTGTCCGGCCGGGCGCGCTCATCCGAAAGTGCGTCGCGCGCAACGCAAAAAGTCTCGAATAGCTGCCGCTCCGTCTCTCGCCCTTCCGTGGCGGTTTCCAGCCGACGGGCGGTAATAGGGACGCCAGAAAGCTTAATGTCTTCGACCGTTACCGCGTCTTCAATAGAGAGGACGGCGATCTGCTCATCTGTGAGCGCTTCGAGATCCGCGTACACACGCCCTTGCTCGTTACGCGCAGCTTCGAGGTCCGGAGCCTTTTCGACTCGCAGCACTACGAATAGAGGCCAGCGCTCACGCAAGCCCCAGACATGTCCGTCCGATGCTACGTGTGCGATCTGGCCATTTGTTGCGTTGACGAGGATTTGGAACATTGCGTGCTACTCAGGCTTGAGCGCCCACTGCTGGTCGGTCTTGAGCAGCGGGAGCACTGGCAGAGGCGCGTCCGGCGGGCGCGTCCAGTCGTCTTTGAGCGAGCGGGGGAAGCTCGTGTTGGGGCGGGCGCCGTTCAGCTCGACGAGGAACTGGCCGGTAATGCGGTCGTTGTTTTCGAGGCGCCCGAGCCGCATGGTCGCGTCGCTGCTTCCGTTCATTCGAAGCTGCTCACGGATCGCCTTGTTGCCGGCGAGCGCTTCGTCGGCCTTTGCCTCCAGTCCTTCGACCTTCGACTCCAGTCGCTTCACGGCCTCGGTGTTCGCCTGCAACGCAGCAATCAGCGCCTTCCCCGCATCGCTGCCTAGGAAGTACGTGGCCCCACCGATGACGCTCGCCAGGATGAGAGCGAACATCAGCGCCACCCCGATCGGGCTCCACGTCCGGCCATGGCGCGCTGCCCAGCCGAGCAGGCCGCTCGGCGAGATGCTGGTCGGGGCGAGGTCGTCCGGCTTCTGCCGAATCTCGACGCCCATCACCTTGCGCGGTGGCGGATCTGTCTCGTAGCCGGGGTGGCGCTTGTGGGGTTCAGTCATCGCGGTTGCCTCCAGCGAGGCGCGTCGCAGCCCAGATGCCGACGAGGATGGCGAGGGCACCGAGCAGGAGTGTCACTTGCCGTCGTCCGAGAAGCCCTTTTTCCAGGCCTCGATTGCGGACACGCGCTCCTCCATGCCCTGCATCCAGAGGCGTACCTCTTGGTGAAAGCTGCGCGCCTGCCCCACGAACAGCTTGGACGACGCGTCGAGCTTGGTGGCCGCCCCTTCGATTTCGTCGAGAGTCGCCTCCATCCGAGCGATGAGCCCGCCGAGGTCGTCTGCGCTGTCGGCACCAGGCGGAGGCACCGGTGGCGGAGAGCCGACGAATGGCTGAGGCTGCGCATTCCCGCGGTTGGTGGGCGGCGGCTCGTCGGACATCGGCGGCGCTGGATCGGTGGGCATCTGTCGGGACTGGTCGGTCGGGTCGTTCATTCGTAGGAAACCAGGTGTTCTGCGGCCGCGGTGAGGTAGAGCTCTACAAGCTCGGCCTCCTCATCGAATGCGGGGTCTTCCGGCGAACCGTCATCGGGGTCTGCGACCGGTGCGCCGCCATCGCCGCGCTTCTCCTCGTCGCTCCAGTCCGAGCCATCGCGGCGGTACGCATGGCCGACACTGAGCGCGACCACGCCACCAGAGAAGGTTTCGGCGATGGATTCAGCCAGGGCCTTGCCGATGCAGTCGGCGCCCTCGCCGGTTCGGCAGAATGCAGCCCAGTGGACATTGCTGACGAAGCCCGGCTCCAGAAGCATCGCAGGGGCACGCACGCGGGAGATGTTGCCGGCCCCGCGCCCGTCCTGCCGAAAGCCCGTCGAGCGAATGTCGGCAGCAACGCTGAGGCGCATCAGGAAGTCGCGCGCCCAGAGCTTCGTCTTGTCGCCGGCGTTCGGCGAGAGAATGCACTCGGCATAGTTCGCCTGCTGGTTCGTCGAGGCGTTCAGGTGGCCCTCGACGTAGCAAACGGCGCCGCGCTCGTTGGCACGAAGCTGCCGGTAGTACGTGGGCCCGAAGACGGGGCCGCGCAGCTGATGCACGTCGAAGCGCTTGCCGTGCATGATGAGAGAGCCGTGCTTGCAGCTCGGGTCGAGGGTCCAGGTTGGCTTGCGCATGTCTTCTTCTGGCCAGGTCCGCGGGTCTTCGAGTTCAGTGGTCACGGGGTCATGCTGAGATGGTTCAGGCGACCTAACTTGCGCCGCGCCTGGTAAGGCCACCGGCCGTTTTCTTTACTTGCGCCCGCACGTACCTCGGCCGCTTGCACAGCCAGCACGAGCACGGGCGCCCAACGTCGTCCCGGTGCTGCTGATGCGCGCGCCACTCGGGCGGCAGATGGCCAATGCGGCGGGCTCGCTTCACCCGGCCGATGGTCTCGCGGTGGAGCTTGGTGGTGGGGTGCATCAGCAGATACGGACGGATGATGCGCTCTCGCAGTAGGAGCGCCCGGGCGGCTTCCACGAGGTCGTGGTGCACGTCGTCACATCCGGCAGCTTGTCCTGGCAGATGATTTCCGGCGGCAACGTCCACTGTTCATGGGGCAGCGGCTGGATCGGCGGATAGAACGGGCCGATCGGTGACTGGTCGACCGGAACCGTGTCCGGGAAAGGCGGCACGTAGTCCGGCGTGACCTTTACGAACACCGTCGCCAGGTGATCTTGGATCATCTTCTCCTGCTCGGCCGACAGCGGCTTTCCAGCCATCGCAGGATCCGCGGCGCGGAGTTCGAAGAAACCCTGGAGCCAGTAGGCGAATTGCTCGGGGGTCACTTCTTCGCCTTCGCTCGCAACGTCGCGTCGACCGCGATGCGGGTGCCCTGACGGAGCGCAGCTTCCTCGGCCTTGCGAGCCGCCAGGGCGGCGTCGCCCTTGAAGATGGCCGTGAGGCACTGGACGGCCAACTTGAGAGCCGCAGGAACCAGACCGGCGAGCAGTTCGGCGGGCGTCATGGGCACGCCTCCTGGCGCTCGGCCATCTCAGCTTCCAGCGCCGGCCACGCCTTGCACTCGTCGATCGATTCGGCGCCTTCGGCCTCGCATTCCTCGACGCCGCGCGCGTAGAACTCTGCGCTCACCTGGAGGTAGCAGGGCGTGCGCGCCGGAGGTCGAGAGCCGACGCAGGCCGCCAGAACCACCGCCCCCACGAGCGCCAGCCCGAGCATGAGCTTGATGCCCACGAAGCCGCGTTCCTCGAGCCGCACCGGCTCCTTCGGAGGCGCCTGGCTCTGCACGATGAGCCGCGCAATCAGGATCGCCGGGAAGACGTAGGCATGCCAGTGCGCCGGCAGCGCGGCCTTCAACTCGGGCACGAACTGCTCCAGGCCGGCGAGCGCGGTTGCGACACCGAGCAGCCAGACCGAGATGGGGCGGAGGGGGGATTGGATGAGCTTGGGCATTATTTAGCCTTGTTTTGCTGGTGACTTGACGACGCGCCGCGGCGACTCACGCTAGTAACGTGAGTAAATCGTCAGCTTTGGTCGCCGTCGTCCTGGCGCTGTTCTCGTTCGGGTGCGCCGGTCAGGTTTTGGGGCCGGAGGAGTTTGCCTTCACGACTGAGTCAGGCAGCCTCTACATTCGTGGCCAGGAGGCGGCCGACATCGTCAACGCCGAGAATCCTGACGTGCTCATCACAGTCGAACTCGCGTCCCCCGGGGAGGCCGCTCTGATCAACCTGGCACCGTATCCAACCGGGCCAGGCTACGACCAGGAGTGGATCGGGATCTCCTCCGAGCCCAGGACGCACGTGCTGACCATCGGAGAAGAGGCCAGCATTGGGCAGATCGCGGATGGCATGCGCGACTGGATCGCGATGTTCACGACGCGTGACTAGGTGCGGAACAGCGTAATCGTGAACGTCCGCGCGACGCTTCGGCGGATGGGCACATAGCCAGCGTCGCCGAGAATGTACGGAGCATAGCAGACGCGCAGGTAGCAAACGATCGTGCGCGTCGTCGCCTCAGCTGCGGCATCGAGCGTGAACCCGCAATCGTCGGCTTCTGCAACCTGATCCGCAATGCGAATGGCGCCCGAGAGCGGCCCGGTCAGGTACTCGTACCAAAGCTCCAGCTTGACGATGTGATGGCCGTCGTCCTCCTGGGTATCGGTCAGGATCCCGGTGAGTGACTCGGCCGAGTTCTTGTCAGTGGTCTCCTGGTGCTTGGGCAAAAGTAGCTCGAACGAGTCTCCGCCGGCCCCACCGAGGTGACCGATTTCACGCTGCTGGAAGAGCCGCCTGACAGCTGTGAGCTGCGAGAAGTCGTAGCCGAACGTCGCCTCGGCTGCATCGAGCGAGACGACATCCGAGGCGAAGTCGACCTCACGAATGGGCAGCGTCCGGTTCGCCCGGTCTTGCAGGTATTCGTCGGTGGACGATTCTACGTTGGACTTTCCGGAGTCGATGTTCCGCAGGCGGTGCGTGTAGTGACCGGTGAGCGTCTGGAAGTCGTTGAAGTGCCCGTCCGTCGGGTCCTCTTCGAACGCGTCCCAGTATTCCTCAACGCATGACTGCAGCGGTGGCGCCAGGCGTTCGCTCATCCACGCCGGGCTACTCGTATCGAGGATCCAGACCGTGGCGCCGGCCGAGTGCTCGGAGTTGTTCTCCGGGCTGTCGAGCATCTGCCGCTGCGCCGTGGACCAGGAAACCGAGGTCCCATCCTCGCTCAGCGTGGCGTTGGCTGCTGAGACCAGGAAAAGCTCGTCGTCGATGAGCAGGAGCTTGTCGGGAGCACCCGTGAGTAGCGATGCCCCTGCCGGCGTGAGCCCGCCGACCTCCAACGAATCGATCTCGCCGTCGTCGTTGTTCGCGGCGTAGATCATCGCCCCGACCAGCTCGCCGGTCTCGGTGTAAGGCACCTGCGCGGCGTAGGCTGAGGCCCCGGTGTCGTAGTTGACCACCGACCACTGGAGCCGCGTGGCGCCGGCATAGGGCGCCTTGGCCAGCATCATGAAGCGGTCGTAGTTGACCGCGAACTCCTTGCCCTCGGTGTCCTCGTCGACCTGGTAGAGCGGAGCCGTCGTCAGCACGCGCCGCGCATCCGAACCGAGCCCCGTGCGCGCGATGTAGTACGGCGCCGTCCAGGCTCGGTAGGTCTCGATCTCCACCTCCTCGGGCGGGTCGATGACGGTGTAGCCGTCGGGCTGGTCCGGGGGCGCGATGACGGCCTGCGCCTGGTAGATGTCCTGGATCGCCGTGATGGTGATGGCGTTGTCGTCGAGCGTGCCGAGGTCGTTCTTGAGCACGCGGAGCCGAAGGTTCGTCAGGCCGAGCGGCTCATAGTCCTGGGTGAACATGTCGCCCGGGCGCAGCGTCATCATCGACGTCGCCGAGGAGTCAGCTGACGGCGTGCGGTTGTACTTTGCCTGCCACTTGATGAGCGGTGTGTTCGCGTTGCTCAGGCGCCGAGCCGCGATCGTGTTGGCGACGTTCGCGTCGTAGGCCGTGGGCACGTCGTCATCGAGCGTTTCGATGAGCCCGCTGTTGAGCGCGAGTCCCGGGTCCTTCGCGATGGCGACGTTGCGCGCCCCCATCTCGTTGCCCGAGCCGCCACGCATCTCGAAGGTGACGCGGCACTGCGAGTAGGTAGCCTGCCAAGTGCTCTTGGAGATGTCGTCCAGCGAGACGACGTTGGCCTCGGTGAACCGCGGGACCGCGGTCTGCACCAGCCGAATCAGCCGGATCCGGATGAGGCCGCTCTCCGGGTCGATGTAGAGCAGCCCGTCGACGTGGGACAGGATGGTCTGTACCAGCTGGTCGGCTTTGGTGGCCGCCTGGAGCCGGTAGCTCATGCCGAGCCCTTCGGCCGCAATGATGGCCCGCGCCTCGGAGAACGAGTCCGTGTCCACGCCGGGAAGCTTCGGCCCGCCGCAGAAGTCCGGATGCGTCAGGAGCGTGTAGAGGACGGAGATCGGGTTGACGTCCAGGCCATTGGCCATGAGGCCCGACGTGTCCCCGATGGCTGGGGCCGGGCATGAGACCGTGACTTCGGCGGAGATCTCATCGATCCGCGGCTCGTCGCCCCAGACGAATTCCTCGAATACCAGCCGCGAAAACTTCGGATAGCTCGGGTAGATGTACTGGTCGTCGGTGTTCCAGGCGGCGCCGAAGATCGTTGAGCCGATGATCGCATTCTGCGTCTCGGCACCGTCGCCCGCGTAGAAGCGGACCTTCTCCATGCCGAGGTACTGGGCCCAGAGTCCGGAGTTCGCGATCTTCCGGAAGCCACCAAGCAGGACGCCGGCCCCCTCGACATACGGAGGACCCGTCTTGACGATGCCGCCGTACCACCAGCCGCCGCTGGCCAGCTCTCCCCAGAGCGGGTCGGGTGTTCCGCCCCCTGGGATCTCCGAATCAGCGACGTTCGGGTCGAGCTCCAGGAGGTCCCCGGACGTCATGACCGGCGCAGCGTCGAACGCGGAGTGCGTCCCGTTCCAGAGCAGGTTTTTCCCGTACCAGATCTTCCGCAGGCGAATCGTGCCGAGCGTTTCCTCACCGACGGCGACCCGCTCGCAGAGAAGCAGGTCGAGCGACGACCAATACTGCAACCCGGGCACGTCGCTGGGAACGAACGCCTGGCCAGCGTACTGCTCCAGAACGCTGCCGTTGTCGTACGGCAGCCCGCTCGAGACGGGCCCTGGCCAGATGACGATCGGCGACCGGATCTGCAGCGTCCCAAAGACGAACGGCACCGAATCGCCGAAGCTCGAGCGCGGCCCGCTGAAGTTGGTGGGGCTGTCCGCGCTTGGGTTGGGCGGAGGCTTTGCCAGCTCGGAGATCAGCGCGCCGACTGCGACCGATCCGCCAACCGAGGCCGCGACCACGATGACCGCGAACAGGAACCACGCGAAGGCGGGCAGCGAATCGCCAGCAGCGAAAACGCTTTCGATCGTCGACTGGTCCAAGCCTACGGCTTTCTCTTCTTGTTGAGCTGGATGTAGAAGGGGTTTTCACGCTCGGTCGGCACGTAGGGGAACCCGCCGAATCGGAGCGTGTTTTGCAGCACCGCGCACCGAGTGAACGAGTTGTCGCAGCCCGGGCGAATCGTGAAGGTGCTCGTGGTGAGCGGGATGTCGAATGGCCGCGTCAGCTCGATGCGCGCCCGGAGCAGGAAGCGATTTGGCCCGATGAACGTGGCGGCGAAGATGGTGCGATGCTCTGTCACGTCACCATTGACGCCCGTGATGACACCGCCGATCCAGGTGAGCGGATCGTAGGCGTCGACACCTTCGCCCCAGCTGGCCTGGATGATGTACTGGCCCGGAACGACCGCTGTCCATTGCACCACCTCGGCGATCGAATCGACGTTGGCGACGAACTGGTCGAGGTCGACGCCGCAATTGGCGTCCCCGAGTGTCCAGTTGCACTGCGTTTGGATGCGGTTTTTCGGGATGTTCGCGGCCAGCCCACTGCTGAAAGCGTCCGGGAACTTCAGGACGCAGGAGCCGCCCTTGATTCCAGCCGAATCCATCTTCGCGTCGAAGCGCATGACCGGCGTGTCGAGGTCCGAGCGCTGGTAGCGCCGAAACCGGAGGACTACCTCCTGGGGCGTCAGGAAGAGCCCGCAGCGCGCAACGAGCGTGGACGTGGCCGGCACCGTGACCGAAAGCCCCGAGTTGTCGCCGAGCGTCGCGACTCCCAGCTCCGACCGGCTGAGCCCATCCAGCGCCTCGTATGTGTCACCCTCGGCCACCACGTCCTGCTCGTCGGACGTGAAGAGCATGGGGTCATAGCCCGTGATCTCGAAGCGGTAGCACTCGACCGGGCGGGAGGAGGAGGTGGAGGTTTCGGTCACTCGTCCACCGTCTGGTGAGTGTCGTAGGGCTCAGACTCGCAGCCGTCGCCGTCGAGCGGAGGCAGGCGGGAGAGCCAGGCGAGGAGGCGGAGGAGGAGGGTCAATCAATCACCGCCAGCCTGCGCACGGTGCCGCCCGCGTCCTCGATCTCGATGTAGCCGGTGATGGCCACGTCTCCGGTAGCTGTCCGCGTGCCAAAGCGGACCTTGCCGGTTCCTTTTGGCACGAGCTTGAGTGAGACGTTGGTGTCGGAGCCGACAGCAGAGAACCCTGGCGGAGCGCCGGTCGCTGCCCCGCCAACGTCGACCCAGTTGACCAGGGTGCCTGACGGGTTCGTTGCTCGAATCGCCCGCGTTCCCTGCGAGCGAAGGTCGACGGACCCAGTCCCCTTGGCATTGACCTGGATATCCAGGTTCGTGTCGTCGCCGTTTGCGATGACGCGGACAGCCGAGCCAGTGGCAGACCCGGAAAGCTCAACACGGTTGACCGTGCTTGACGTGCCAACGGAAACCTGCGCGCCCCAGCCGCGGTCATTGCCAAGCAAGATCGCGCCGTTGTCTTTGGCGCGCATGGCCAGGTTGATCGAAGCGGCCGAGCCCGTGGCGTAGATCGTCGGCGGGACGGATGCCGTGCCGTGACGATACTGGACCGAGCGCGGCGCTGTGCCGACCCCGAGGAAAATGTTGGCCTGGGCCGGGTTGTCCTCGTAGCCCGCCTCGGTCGTGGTGTTGTAGCGGATGTGCTCGCCCGAGGCGTCGACTACTTCCAGCGTGTTTTGGTAGATGCCGACGCCGCGCACGTCGCCATTCAATTCGACGCCGTAGCGATAGACGCCCATGGCCACGTTGCCGGCCAAGACGCCGACTTCGTTGTACTCGCCCGATGGTGGGTCCGTGTCGATGAAGCGGACCTCGATTGCGTCGTAAACGTCCTGGAACACGTTGCCTGTGGCGACCCACCCGCGCACGTTGCGGATCGATAGGCCCTTGTGAATCGTGCTCTCGCGGTCGTCCGAGGTGACGCGATTCCCCGAGTAGATGAGGCCCTCGGCGCCAACGGCCGTCGGGTCGAGTGTGCCACCGGCCGCGATGAGCGTCCCGTAGGAGCGCTGGCCAGCAATGATGTTGCCGCAGACCGTGAGGTTCTTGCCGCCGACATGGATGGCGTGGTTCTGCGAATTGTAGCACCAGTTACGCTGGATCGATGCGCCGACAAGGGAGAGGTCGGCCGGGTAACAGGTGATGTTGTCGGCGACCTCGCCCGTGTCGAGGCTGCCAGAGCCTGCGCCCGTGCCGTCAAGGTAGTTGTCCTCAACGACCCAGTTCACGACGCCGACATAGGCGTGAACGTTCGCCAGCTGGGTGTCTCGGATGTCACAACGCACTACGCGGACATCGGTGCTGACCGTGGTCGATGCACAGAGCACGCCGGCCCCGTGGTAGCAGTCCGCGATCTCGCAGCGGTAAAGCAGGACGTCCTCGACACCATCAAGCGCGACGCCGTGGCGCGTCCAGCCCGTGGCCTTGACGCCGTAGAGCTTGACGTCCGAGCATCCATCGAGGTCGAACGCGCAGCTGCCCGAGGAGTCCGAGGTCTGGTCATCGGCATTCCCGATGAGCGTCAAATCCTTGATGCGGATGTTGCTGAGCCCCGTGCCAGTGAAGAGCGGGTTCAGCGTGGAATCGTCGATGCTGATCGTGCCCTTGCCGAATAGACGCAGGTCAGAAACTAGCGGAAGATTGCCGCCGTCAACCAGATACGTCTCATCGATCTGGACCTGGCCTCCGCCGGCAAAGCACGCAATCAGCTCGGCCTTGGCATCAGTGGTGCCCCCAGCTGGCGCGCCGAACCATGCAGGGAAACGCGGCCCCGTGTATTCCCGCAGCCACGCCGCCGACCCGTTCCCGCCGCTCGGAACGATGACGGTGCCGCCGTTGTGCGTGTACGTGCCAGCAGACGCTCCCGTGACGCCGCGCCAGGTTCCGTGGCCACCGTCGCCTGGGTTCGCGAAGCAGTTGGTGACGGCTTTCTTGCCGTTGACCGGAGCGATAGCGCGGAGGGCCGCCATCGTGGCGCTTCCCCCGAGTTCGGCGAGGGCCGCCTGCGCATCTGTGGCCCGGAGCGACGTTCCAGAAGGCGCGAAAACTGCCTTTGCAGCATCGATGACCGCGCCCCCGCCGATCTTCGCGATGAGCCCGCTGATGACCGCGAAGCCGCTCTTTTCTGCGTTCTCTACAGGCATTGACTACCAACCAACGATGAGCGAGCTGTCGTCTGTCGAGACAAGGAACTCCTCGTCACCGTCGAACAGGAGGGCTCCGTACGCCTGCCACTTCCAGGACAGGCTCTCGTATTGGAGCGTTGAGCCCTCGCGGAGCTGCAGCTCGCAGAACACCCATCCGCGATCCTCGCCAAAGCGCAGGCTGTTTTGCTGCACAGTGGAGAACGTGAAGCCGCTCGGGAAGAACGAGCCTTGTGATGCCCCGTTGACGTAAAGCGTGGCGCTCGGATCTGACTCGTCGAACACCAGCTCAATGACGGGACGCGGCGAATCGAGCAGCGGCGTCGACAGGTCGAACGTCTCGGCAAACGTCCCAGCTGTGCCGATGAAGGTCACGGTCAGCTCGTCCGTCGCCTTGGTCCACTCCCAGCGCATCCCGCCGTTTTCGGCGTCGTTCAGGGCCTCGAAGAGCGTGATGGTCGCTGGGCCAGGCTCCTGAATGTCGAGGACGACCGAGAGGACGTAGTCCGTGGTGCCGTCGTGCAGCACCGCCCAGCCGTCCGCGTCGGACGTCTCCGCCGACATGCCGGTTTGAGAGACGAGCGACTGGAACCCGTAGTGACGCGCGAGGCCCTCCCGGTAGGACGGGATGTCATCGGGGACCTCGGAAATCAGGTAGGCGTTGATCTTGGCCCAGCCCGAGAACATCGAGTCGATGGCGGAGTGCGTCGTTGCCCCATCGTCCACGGTGCCGCTCGCCCACGTGGTCTCATCGTTCTTGATGACGTGGATCGAGCTGGCTGCGCCGTCGAAAACGGCGAGCAGCAGAAACCAGTCGCCGACCGTCAGGCTGCCAACCGGTGGACCTTCCGGAGAGTTTTCGAGATCGCGGTTGAGGACGAACTCGCCGTCGTCGTTCAGGTAGATCGCGTAGTCGGGACCTGCTCCGCCGAGCGAAATGAGGCCGTCTTCTGGCAGGCCCGGGTCGCTCTCGTAGAGCCCGACCATGGCAAACAGCTTCGGCCCGGTCGTGGGGACCGTGGTCAGGTCGTAGTTCTCCAGCCCCGATGAGACTCGGTAGCGCTCGGACGCGGAGTCTCGGTACGCGCCCGCGTCAATCGACGTCGTGAGGTGGTTTTCCGAGCCGCTCCGGTCGTTCATGCCGACCGCTGGCGGTGTCCAGTACGGTGCGAAGTAGCTCGTGTCCGCAAAGCGGAGCCGGTAGCCGTCCTCGGCCCGCTCCGGCGCCGTCGCGCGGCTCGGCCCCAGCGGCGTCGCCGGGTCACCGCCGTCCTCCCAGGTTTTGACGTAGCGCGCCTCGCCCAGGAGCTTGCTCGGTGTCGGGTCGCCGCCGGGCAGGATGTAGACCCGCGGGACCTCGCCTTCGCCCTCGAATTGCAGGTCAGCAGGTACGGTCCCGAACCGAAACTGCGTGAGCAGCGTGTCGGCCCAGAGCCACACGTCGAGCGTGCCGCCGAGCGTCGGGTCGAAGGGCACGTCCTCGAAGGACATGGCCCGGAGGTAGTTGACGGGCGCCTGCTCGGGTCCGGCGTCCGAGTGGATGCGCGTGACCTCGCCGCCCAGTTCCCCGACGATGGGCACCGTGTCGTAGCGGGCCTCGCCGTCGAACTCTGCGAAGGCCGAGGAGGCGTCGATCTGCGCCAGAAGCCCGCCCCAGTCGATGGGGTCGTCGACGACCGGATACTCGTAGGGGACGCTGACGACCCCGAATTCGATGGATGCGCCGGTGTCGTAGGTCCAGGTGACCGAGTCCCCGTCGATGCGGCAGGGCAGGGCCAAGGACAGCTGCAGGACCGGGTCAGCGAAGCCCCATCCGCCGGAGATGCCGAGGACCGAGTCGTCCCCGGAAAGCTCGCAGGAGGTCACCTGCCGGACGGCCAGGTCGCCTTCCGTCGAGTCGAGGCAGACGGCCTTGAGGTTGGTCTCGCTCCAGAGGTCGAAGAACGCGCGCCCCTCGACGGTGACCGTTTCCAGGCCCTCGTCGGCTGACAGGACCCGGTATTCCCCGCGCCGCGTCGGGAACCAGAAACCGCCCTGCGAGCCCCTCAGCGTGGCCAGGAACGTGCGCCAGTACCGAAAGCGGTTGCCCTGGTAGCGGCGGAAGGTGTCCGCCGTCGAGCCCTTGAGCTTCGCCTCCGTCCAGTGGGTGACGTAGTACGGGAACCCGCTCGGGCTCGTGATGGTCTGCAGGCCGTGGTCGACCCGGAGTTCCAGGCCATTCGCGATGCCGCGAGGCTCGATGACCGGCCAGGAGTTCGGGGTGTCGGTGCTGAGCGTCAGCCCGCCCGTGAGGCTCGAGCGCCCCTGCGTCCGGTCCAGGAGGACCTTGAAGCTCGCCTCGGCTACGTGCGCCGCTCGAGCGAACTGGATGGCCGACAGGTCTGGGATGAGCCCCGTGCGGAGCGGGGCCAGCTGCGTCAGGTCGGCAGCTGCCGCGCCCGTGTTGGCTCCGAAGTCGACGGTGAGCGTGCCCGCAGCCTGGCTGTAGGCGGTCACCTCGGCACGGCGCCAGATGGTCCCGGTCTCGACCAGCACGTCCTCGCCGATGGCGACGAAGAACGGCGTGTCCGTCGCGCTCGGCAGGGCCAGGTTGGCGATCTGCGTCCCGGTGGTCCAGCTGGCGCTCGCGAGGCGGTCCGACAGGTGCCAGAGCGGGATTTCCACCTCGCCCCGGCAGGCGATGAGGTCGTCCAAGCTCCGGACGATGGCCTCCTGCCCGGAGATCTCGGGCTCGCCGTCGAAGATCTGCTGCCCGTCGTCGCCGTAGCCGATGGTCAGCGCGAGCGTCTCGTCCGGGTACTCAAGGATCGCGACGCGCTGCTCGTCGCCCGTGACCGAGGTGAGGACGTCGGTCCTCCACGCCCACGTCTCGGAGGCCCCCTTCTCGTAGGGGTGGGAGAGCAGCTTTCGGGGCATGAATCACCCGCCGGAGGCCCGGATGGCTCGTCCGATGGTGCGGGCGTTCTTGGTCGCGGCGTTGACGATGGTCTTCTCGCCCTCTTTGCCCTGGAGCCACGCCATGGCCGCTTCCTCGGTGCCGAAGACAGCCACGTTGTTGACGATGGTTGGACCGCCACCACCCGAGACACCAGAAGGCGCGACCGCAGCGCTCCCCGAGCGCAGGGCGTCGAGGTTCTGCCGGCCGATGCGCGCCGTGCTGGCGGCGTCGATGACGTACTCCCGACCGTGGACCACGCCCGCCACGTCGTTCGCCGGCATGTTGCCGGTGTAGCCGCCCGCCCGGAACCCCGTGGGCGCCGCGGCGATGGCCTGGATGTTGACGATGCCCGATGCGATGGCACCCGCAGCAGCAGCCGCACCGAGGGCAGGGCCGACGACGGGGATGCCCGCCATGGCGGCGTAGGCGGCGTTCGCGGCCTGGTAGGTCGTGATGGTCGCGTTGGCGATGGCCGCTGCCTTGCCGATAGCGGCGACTTCCTTGTTCTCCGAGCGCTGGAGGCCGACGAAGTTCGAGAAAAAGGTGCTGGCGAGGTCGAGCTTGGACTGTTGCTCAGCTTGCCAGATGCGAATTTTCGCTGTGCTGGCTTCCTGCTCGTTGATGATCTCGAGCTGCCGAAGCTCCTGGATGCGAACCATCACCTGCTCGCGCGCCTCAATCTGAGCCGCGAAGTCTGTGCCGGTGCCAGAGATATCGACCCCGTTGTCGTTCGCGATGCCCATGCGGGTCGTCGCGTCCTGGCCGAGGTCGACCAAGCTCTGGCGGAGCTTCCAGTAGGTGTACGTCTGGAGATTCAGCTCTCGCTGCTTGTCCGTGATGCTGCCGATCATGGCGTCCTCGGCGGCACGCTGCTCGCGGAGTTGACGGAGTTGCTCGTATTGGGCGCGGTAGGCCTCTGCGTGCGCGCGCGTGAACGGAAGCCCCTTCGCCGTCAACTCGTTCTCGATGGCCAGTAGCTCATTGGCGATGGCGCGCTCGCGAGCATTGAACTGGAGGAGCTTCGTCTCGTTCTCGATGGCCTTGTTGCGGTCCCAAAGCGGCGACTGGGCCTTTTCGAGCTCCAACGCGGCGATGCGGATGTTCTTGTTGTATTCGCCCTGCGAGATCTTGCCGTCTTCGAGTAGCTGTTTGTTGGCTTTGAGCGCCAGACTGTTCGCGTCGGTTGCCGCTGTCGACTCGATGAAGATGGTGTTGACAGCGTTCTGCAGTTCGCTGGCATCGTGGAGAGCGTCGACCTTGAACTTGATGGCGTCACGTTCCTCCGTCGTGAGCTGGATCTTTTTGCCAATAAGAGACGTCTCGATGGCATCCATCCTGGCCTGTTTCTCACGCTCGCCTCCGAGCAGCGAAAGGCGCGCCAGCTGCATATCCAGCTGACCGTTCACCTTGGCCAGTTCGGCAGCCCGGTCGACGCCCTGTTCGCCCTTGTGCTGACTGTCGAACAGCCGATCGGCAGCTTCGTCTATCTTCGCCAACTGGTCGATCGTGAGGCTATCCAGACTGCCACCGGACTCCTTGAGCTTTGCGTCGACCTTAGAGCGGTAGTCCGCCCTCGCGCGTTCACGCGGGCTCATGCCGGCGAGTTCGATGTCCCGGTCGGCAGCAGCGGTCTGAGTGGCAATCATGGCGCGTAGGCCATTGCGCTGCGTGATGGCCGCGTCACGCTGCTTGGCGACGTCGACCTCGTTTGCCTTCAGCCTTTCGACCTGTGCATTGACGTCCTCATACATACCGAGCAGCTTGTCAGCGGAAACTGCGGTGCCCTTGCTGACATCGAACTCGTTCCAGGTCGACGCCAGGAGATTCAGCTGTTCGCGCAGGCCGCGAGTGCGGTCGATCTGCTCATCGGTGAGCCCGAACTGCGCCTTGAGCTTGTCGAACGAATTCAGGCCTTTCCCGAGGAAGTTCGCCTTGTTTTCCTGCTCTGCCAGATATCCCAGGTTGTCGCCCAGGTTGCTGATCGACTTGGCGAACTTTGCAACGATGCCGTTGCCTTCTTCGAACGACCCTAGGAGCAGGGTGACGTTGTTCTGGACCTTCGTGAATGCTGCGTCCAAGCGGATGATTGGCTCCGGGAGTTCGCCGATCGACTCCTTGGCGCGCTGCATCGCGTTGTAGATGACGTCGCCGGTGATCTTGCCCTGCGGCGCAAGCCTGGCCAATTCGCCACGGGCGACACCCATCTCCTTCGCAATGGCCGTCCCGAGCTCGGGCAGGTTCTCCATCACGCTCCGGAACTCATCGCCGTCGAGCTTGCCTTTGCCCATGGCCTGGGAGAGCTGCAGCGTAACCGAAGCCGCTTCCCCGCCGGTCTTGCCATATGTGAAGAGCATCCGGCTCAGGGTCTCTGTGAACCCGAGGCTCTCCTGCTGCGTCTTGCCGAGCGGCTTCAGTGTGCGATCGAACCGCGCGAAGCCCTCGGTGATGGCGCCGATTGGGATCGAAGTGGCGTTCGCGATGGCGGCCAGCTTGCTGAGCAGAATCCCGTTCCCGGTCACGCTGCCGGTCACGTTCTTCAGGATGTTGTTCAGGCCATTGTAGTCGTCGGTGAGCTTGATGACGGCCGCACCAGCGCCGAGTAGTGCCGTGGTACCGGCTGCCGCAATAGATGCAGCGCTGCCCACGTTGAAGCCCAATGCTGAACCAACAACGGCCTCGCCGACGCCGCTTGCCTGGCGGTTGGAATTGGCGGCCGACCTGGACGCTCGCTCGCGCGCCTGTGCCAAACTGAGCGCAGACTTGGCAGCTCGATCCTGCGCCGAGGCAGTAGCCAGGTAAGCCTGAGCAGTTTTCTGCTCAACCTGGACCAGGCGCAGATTCGACGCAGTAGCGGCGTTGGTCGAGCTGGTGACCTTTGCCTGGGACGCCGCATAGCGCTCGGCGGCGGCACCGGCAGCGCTTGCAGCCTTGATCTGTGCGGTCGCAAGCCGCGCCTCGGCGGCACCGGTCTTTCCGGCGGCGTTGGCGATCTGGTCGAGCTTCGTGACGATCGTCGACTCGACGCGGTCACGGACGACGAATAGCAGCTCTTGCTGATCAGCCACGTTTGCTCCAGCCAGACGGCTGCTTGAGTACTTCGCGCATGATGAGGCCGGCGCCTTCGATGAAGCCGGCGGGGGCCTGCTGGGACGAGCCGGCGTTCAGGCGGCCGATGTAGGGCGCGTTGTTGGTGAGGTAGACCGTCTGGCCTGCCTTCTTGGTGCGGAGGACGCGGTCGGCTTCCGCGTACGTCGCGGCCCCCGACTGCTCGCGCGTCTCGCCGCGTGGTCCGAGTTCAGCCTTGCGCGGCTCACCCAGGCCAACGACCCAGTTGGAGACGGCCTTGGTCGTGTCGACCGGCGTCACCTCGATCAGGTGCTTGATGCCAGCGCGCACGGCCTTTTTGGTGCGCTCGTTGGCCTCACGCGTGGCGCTTTCGAGCGCGGTTCGCAGCCCGTGCCTGATCTCTTTTACGGTCTGCATCGGCTTTGGCTCGGTCGGCTTCGATCTTCGCGATCTGCTTGTTCAGTTGCAGAACATCGACGCGTCGCATGACGCGGATGAAGCGGTCGCGCTCGCGACCGCGGTAGCCGAGAGCAAGCGCATACCGGCGAATCGCCGACCAAGGGATCGGCGTCGGGTAGTCAGAGGGAGCGCGCTCAGTGTCGAGGTCCCACCAGGATTGAAGGTAGATGCCGAGGCCAGGCAGAAGCTCTGGCGCCTTCAGTGCTTCCTTCTCCTCCTTGGTCGGAGGCGGGCAGAAAGCCGTCTGGCTCGCGACAGTTGCTTCGGTCGGTCGAGGCGTGCGCGCGTGCTCGATGACCGCTAGGAGTTTTTTGCGTCAGTCTCGATGGCCTTCGGCAGATCAATGCGGAAGTTCTGCTCGTCGGTGACCTGGAGCCAGAGCTGAGTTTCCACGAGCGGAAGGTCCGTCAGCAACTTCTTTGCCGCCTCACGACTGAATGGCAATGGTTGCCCGGATTCATCCGTGATGTTGTGCCAGCCGAGCAGGGCTCCTTCTACCAGAGCAACGGTTACCGATGCATTCAGAAGCATCGTGTCCTCCGCCTGTGTCATTCCGCCCTTGGTCTGCGCCTCACGGTACGGCTGCATGGCGCTCTCGTTGGCGCGGGCATACCGAGGCACGATTTCGTTGGCGTACCCAGACACGAAAGTTGGGTTGCTGCCAACCTCCTTGACTACGTACGCCTTCGGCTTTGCACCAGACGTATCGATCTCGACGAGGATACCTTCCTCACGCTTCTGCTTGCTCGCCTTGAATTTGTAGAGACTCATGCGTTCCTTACGACCGTGCCGCACCCGCAAACGCCGTCGGGATGTAGGCGAAATACTGGTACATCAGCGTGTGGCCGAACCTGTTCTTGTTGGCTAGCAGCTCCAGCGGCGTCTTGACGGCCTGTCCTTTTTCGAGTGTCAGGTTACCCTTGAGTGTGCCGCGGGCGACGTCGAACAGGATCCCCTTCTGGGTGTTCGACTGCGCGTAGAACTCCGTGTACTGGATGTCCTCGTTCGCGCGGATGCTGGTCATCTGCCCGACGATCTTGAAGTAGGCATTCAGCGACACATCGACCATGAAGTCATCGGTGGAGACGTCGATGCCGCCGAGCACGCCGCGCGCCTTGTCGGCCGTGACGCCGTTGTCGATGCTGATGGTCGCGTCGGTGTCGTAGGCGAAAAAGGCGTCGTGGAGACTGTTGTCGTCGGCGATCGAGATCTTGGCGAACTTCAGGTCGGTAGTGGTGCTCCACGCCTGTTCGCCCGGGTCAGCTACGCGGGTGACCGAAAGGATCTCGTCGCCACCCTCGCCCGATCGCTCGTAAACGCCAAGGCACACCCAGGCCATGTCGGCCGTGAGCTTGTCCTGAGCGCCCGAGCTGATGCTGAGCGTGTTGGCCACGCCGCCCGAGAGGTACATGGCTTGCGTTGCCGTGGGCCCGCTGCCCAGCTGCACTTCGGTGTGAATCGACTGCATCGTCGAGCCGTTGACGATCTTGGAGCCCGTGAAGATCTGGATCGTCATGTCGGCACCGTCGTCGGCCACGAAGGCCACGCCGCCCAGGGTCACGACGTCATCGAGCACGATGGTGCTGGCCGAGATGGTGCGGACGCGCCCGCCGAACCGGGGACAGGTCGCAAAGAACGTGTCGGTGGCGTCCCCTCCCACGAAGATCCACTCGCCGGCAGCCACACCCGGAAGTCCGGTGACCAGTGCGCTGCCTGCACTAGCGATGGTCGCGTAGGTGCCCGAGAGCGTGACGGAGATATCATCGGCTGCGAATTGGTGGCCGACCAAGGTCAGCTTTGCGCCAGCAGGCGGCGTCTCGTTCGTCAGGCCGCTGGTGACGACCGTCGTTGCGCTGCCAGAGGAGACCAGCTTCAGGCCGTTGGTGGCCGGGCTGGTGAAGCCCTCGGCCAGCACCAAGTGGCCAGCAACACCCAGCGTCGTGAGCCCGCTTGCTGCGTTGTAGGTCGTGGTGGACGAAACCGACGTGACCGTGACCTGCGTCCCGGTGATGGGGGCCGTTCCGGCCTTGTCCACCGTGGCGCTCCACATGACGCCCTGGAAAAACCGGGTCATGGTGGAGTAGGTCCAGTCGAACGACAGCGAGAGCGGGATGTCGATGTCGACGATCGTGCCCTTGAGCCGCTGGCGGCTGGTGCTGATGACCGAGCGCGCGACGTGCGACAGCTGCGGACCGAAGTCCCCGTAGCTGTTCGGCTCGATGCTGTAGAACGTGCCGGGAGCCGTCTTGAGCGTCGACTCGATGCCCAGGCTGACCTGGGTGATGTTGGTCTTGATGGTCTCGGTCATGGACTTCTCCGTCTCGGCCCGGCGTGCGGGCGAAAGTCAGGGATCGCGGCGAAAGGGCTGCGATGGGGCGCGGCGTGGTCTCGCGCGTGAGTTGTCTGGAGCCGGCAGCTACCGAGGCTGATTCACTGCACGCTGCCCGCTCCCGGCAATGCAGTCTGAGCCATGCCGAACGGACTGGTTACCGCCGGTGAATTTGGGGGCTCTCAGGTGGCGCAATGGCTAGCGGTCACCCTGTGGCGACGCGCCGCACTTCCTCGCACTCCCAATCGCTGACCATGTAGACCTGGTACCATTGGCCCGACTGCTGGAGGTTGTCGCGCACGATGGCGCGGCTGAAGATCAGGCTACTCGTAGCGCTCGTGCTCCGCCGCTCATTGAAGAGCAGCTGCAGCTTCTCGCAGATGGTGTCGGCCTTGTAGTGGCCGTCCGGCTCGGCCTTGGCCGCGCAGATCTTGACCATCACCTGGCCCACGTGCCGGTAGCTGGCAGCCGTGGCATCGCCGACCGAGATGACCCCGACGCCCAGCCGGGGCTCGGGGATGTCCACGGTCTGTACGCTCACGATCGCGTAAAACCCCCCATTCGGAATGTCCGCTTGCTCCAACCCATCCCGGAACTTCCGGCTATCGGGACACGCCTCCTGAAACACCTTCGACCACGCCTGGTCGATGAGCACGCGGGCGAGCGTGTGGATCTCTTCCTTGGCTTCGAGGCGGGTGGTCATTCGACGGTGATGATGCCGCGGGCTGCGTCAACGTCCACGACGTGGAGACGGGCTACCGGCGGCGGATCAAATTGGTCTGCACACAGAACCTGGTAGACACGCATCGGCCCAGCTTCGAAAGTCGGCTCAGTCGGCGTGGCCTGGACCGCCCCGATCTCGGCATCCAATGCGGCAGCATGTTGCGCCAGCCGAAGCTTCTCCCAAAAGTCCTCGGTGTCATCGAACTGGCTGGCGATGGTTTTCGCCTTCGATTCGAGGACAGCGAGGCGCTCGCGCTTTTGCTCGATGGTCACTCCTGCACTCCTGCCGTGATGAGCAGCAGTGTCCCACTCGGCGCGAGCAAGTCGAGCCATTCGAAGCGGAGCGTCCGGCCCTGCCAAATCAGGACGTCGGCCGCGCTCGGGGAGACGCCAGCCGGGACGGACACGTAGGCGATCTCCCGGCACTCCCGCTGCTCGGTCCCGTCGTTTTGCCGGGTCCGCTTCTGCTCCTTGTCGTGGGGCAGGACGACCGCGTAGCAGCCCACGTCCGTCGTCTCCTGCGTCACCGGGCGGCCCGACTCGGTCATGATGCCGGGGCGGATGGTGCGCCAGGTGGCGGGGGCGCCGAACTTCTGGATGAGGCGTTGGACCTTCGCGGGGGTGAAGGCCATCAGTAGACCTCGAGTCGGCTGCCACGGCTGGCGTAGTAGAAGGCGAGCGCCTCCTCTGCCGCCGGCACCTTGGGCATCGTGGGGACCGTTGCCCCGACCTGCACCGCGTAGGCCGTCTCGAGCTGGCCTGCCTTCTCCTTCGTCACCGGGTAGGCGTCGGGAGGAGTGGCCACCGGGACGACGTCAACCCCGCCGGCCTGCGCCATCACCAGAAACCCCTGCGCCTGCTTGATCTTGGCGGGGATCTGGTTGTAGCGAACGCCGTAAGCATTGCGCGGCCAGCAGAGCACCTGCTCCTCGGAAACACGGCAGCCGATGAATCCTGGCTTGGACTCGCGCGCCTCGATGTAGTCGGAGGCCTTGATGAGCTGTGCTTCGACGACAGAATCGGTGGCGCTCAGCGGGAGGCCGCGGGCCTCAGCGAACGCCCGCACCTCCACCAGCGTCAGGTAGCTGTTCGCCCCTGCGACGATCGTCCCGTCTTCAACGACAATGGCCACGGGTCAGGCCCTCCGGGGAGAGCTGACTCGTGGCCAGGTGGAAGCGACTGGTTGGGTCATGGGCACACTCACGCGAGCCGGACAAGGTGCGCCTCTTTCGGCCAATCGCGCTCGGGAGAGGGGAAAGCGCTGGGGCCTGGGTGGGCGCGTGCCCGGAACCGACCGTCACGCGGCTCGACGTGTCTTACCGGACTTCGTGGCCCTGGTAGGCGCGGGGATGTCCACGGTGACGAAGCGCACCGGAACCTTGTCGACCAGCTTCTTCGACCGCACGCATGCGGCCATCTGCTCGTCTGTGGCGCCGTCGAAGCCGTGGGCACACCAGGCCTTGCCGACCTTCGCGATGGCGATTCGGATCTTCATGGCTTCAATCCGTCCGCGTGCTGTACCCGAGACTGTAGAGGTCGCCGGCCGCGCCCGTTGCACCGCCCACGAGGAGCATGCACCGCGCGTAGCGGTACGCGTAGACCGTGCGAGGAGCAGGCACCGGAGCCGTCGCGTTGGCCGTGCCGGTGACGATCGGGAGGATCGAAGCGGCCGGGCTGTTCAGCTCGTTCGGGCTGACCGTGGTCCAGGTCGTGTCGTCGTTGCTCACCTGCCAATAGGGCTTGACGGTGATGCTCGCCGTCGCTGCCGTCACGATGACGTGCGCGGCAAGGTCGGTGATGGCCTGGCCGGCTTGGCCGAGGTGGACTTTGTTTCCGGTCGCGCTGGCGGCAGAGATGCCGTTCAGCGTGCCGGTGACGATGTTGGTGTTGAAACGAAAGCTGGGCACTGGGGTATCCTCACAGGTTCATTGTGGCAGGACGCTCGGGCCGGAGAGTCAGCCGGCCCGAGCTCGTCATCAGGCGGAGCGCACCGAGAGGACGAAGGCGTTGTTGGCGAGCGCGAGCGCCAGGTAGGCGATCCACACCACCATCTTCGACTCGCCGTGGTTGGTGAGATCGCTCGGAGCGATGCGCGGCGCCCTGCCCATGCCGCCCATGAGGCAGCCTGGAGCGATGGCGTGGCCGTACTGGACGGCAACCGAGGAACTGTTGGCCGTCTGGCTCAGCGTGGTCGATTTGAAGATGTGGAAGCCGGCAACGGCCTTCACGTACTGCGGGAACAGCCGATTGAACTGCGGGTGCGCCTCGGACAGCTTCATGTAGTTCGAGTCGAGTCCGAGGTCGGCAACCTGGCGCGCCGTGAGCACGAGGATCCGGCGCCCATCGGGAAGGACAGGCAGGTGGGCCTCGTCCATGAGCCGCTCGGTGCGGGTCAGCTGCTCCAAGCTGAACGGGTAGTCGCCCAGCGTGTTCATCTGGTCGACCGTCGAGACGCCGACCGGGTAGACGGCGGTGCTGCCGAGGTCCAGCAGCGTGACCATGAAGCTGTCGAGGGTCTTGTGGAAGTCCCGGACCAGGTGGCGGCTGTGGATGCTGTCGCCGCTGTGGATGCCGAGCTGGTTGTCGAAGTTGTCGATGAGGTACGGCGCAACGCGGCTATTCACCGTGTCGTAGGGCCCCGCGTACCGCTCGAGCGTCAGGTTCGCTTGCTGCCCGCCGGGGCTCGGCGCCGGGGTCGTGGTGATGGTCGCGCCGCTCGGCACGATACGGCTCGACGCCGTGTAGGTCGTGTCGACGTATGCCGGGCGGTTCACGCGGATGCTGCTCCCCGGCTGACCCGTGAAGTCCACGTTCACCGAGAAGAGCGACGTGCTGATCGGGTCGGCCAGAATCAGTCGGCCATCCTCCGCGCTGCCGTAGGGAGCACCGGTGCCAGCCGGAGCAACACCGAGATCTGCTGGGACCGGCAGGCTTGCGCCGATGGCCCGGATGAACAGGTCGGCGTAGAGGAACTGCGGCTCGGGCGCGTCGAGGAGCTGCGTGCTGGTGGCGGTGTAGAAATTGGTGGGGTTTTCGGCTTGCGAGAAGGGCATGGCGTGTTCTCTTTGTGAGTTGGGCTCCAGGCGTCTTCAGGGCCGGAGACTTTGGGTCAGCTCTGGAAGACCCGATGCGCGCGGGCGTATCGGGCCGCAGCAACAGGGTTGGTCTGTTGGAGTTTTTCGAATTCCGCCTTGTGGTCTGGCGGTGACGTCGAACCTGCCGGCGGTGGTCCGCCGACTGTGGCTGCGGTGGACGCAGGAGGAGACGCTGCTGGCTTCTGTCCTGGCGTCTCGGTGACCGGGGCCGCCTTCCAAGTCGGAGCGAGCGCGATGACGGCGCGCAGTTGCTCCGCTGGATCTTCGCCAGCGATGGCTTTGACGGCGGCCTGCTGTTCTGCCGACAAGGCGCTCATTTGCGCCGATGCCTGCTGGGCGATGATTCCGGAGTACTTCTCGGCCTGTGCCTTGGTGGTCGTGAGCGCCGTTGCCTGCTCAGCAAGCTTCTCGGCCAGCGACTTTTTCTCGTTCTCGGCAGCGAGCCCGGCCTCGATGAAGGCCTTGGCCTTGGCGGCGTCGTCGACGCCGAGTTCCGCCAGAAGGGCCTTGTTGGCAGCCGTGCGGGCTTGTTCCAGCCTGCCCTTCAGCCATGCGGCTTGTTCGTCCGGGTCCTTGGCAGGAGGCGCCGGAGTGGCGGCCGCCGGAGGCGTTGCCGCTGGTGCAGGCACAGGTGCTGGTTGGACAGGCGCAGGTGCGCCGCCCGATGCTTCGGTCGTCATGGTGCTTCTCCTCGTTCGCCCGTTAACCGCCGGCTTCGCGTGGTGAGGGTGGGGAGCTACTCGGTCACAACAGCCATCACGGACCAGGGGTCGACGGCATAAATGCCCTCGCTTAGCTCTGAGCCGTTGACTGCGTACGGGCGCAAGAGGACGGTGTCGCCCTTCTTGAAGCCCTTGCGCGTCACCTCGGTCCCCAAACCGTAGATGACTGCAAGAATCGGATCCTCGTCGACTGGGCGCGGCCCGGGCTGATTCCAGCTATCGCGTGCCTTCTGCAGCTCTTCGCTGCTCAGCTCGACGAATCGGACTGCGACGGTGTCGCCGACGGGTTTGATGGCCATTTGGTACTATCGAGACATGCCCAGCTCACGAGCGAGAACGCTCGTCACTGGGTCGTAGACGCCGCGAAGGCGTCGGTAGATGAAGACGTCGGCGGGCACGGTGAGCAGAGCCCACCAGCCGAACGCAGAAACCGCCGAGGCGCGGAGCAGGAGGTCTGCCGCGAGCACGAGCCGAACGTTCCGCACCGGAGCGAGCGCATGGGCGCCGAGCAAAAGCCCGACCAGAACAACCAAGCGCCAATCGCCAAAGAGCCCCATCAGCGTCGCCACGGGCGAGACCAGAACCAGGTCCACCAGGAGCCGATGCGGGGCGCCTTGCTGTTGAGCCTGCGTGTAGGGGGTGATGTGGCCCTTGGCGCCAGCTTTCAGGGCTGGCCACCAGGCGCCGCGAAGGAGAGCGAGCCCGCCCAGTGCAGCAAGGCCAGCGCCGGCAGCGGCCGCGCCTGCAAACCAGGCCCACGAAGCACCGGAGCACCACCACGCGAACGCGACGGCCGGAGCAGTCAGGACGGAGGCCTCCTTGGTGGCCCCGAGCGCGAGAACGGCCAGAGCGAGCGCCCAGGGATTGCCGGCGGCCGCAGCTCCGATGGCCGTCAGAGTCAGCGCGGCGACGGTCGTGTCTTGCAGGACTCGGCCGCTCAGGAGCAAGAGCAGCGGGCTCATGGCCGCCACGAGAGCGTGACCGCCGAATGGGAGCGTCGCCCACCAGAGAGCCGGGATGCAGGCCAGCGCGGCGACTTCGGTCACGTGCCGGCCGAACCAGCGGAGCATGAGGATCCAGAGCCAGCGCACGGGCCCGGGGAGTGCTTGGCGGCCGGGGTTGGACAGGTAGTCGCGAGCCAGAGCGCGAAAGCCGCCGGCGCCCTTGTCGCGGACGCGCGCGGCCTGGTCTTGGTAGGCTGCCTCGTCGGCGCCCAGGAACTCTGGCGTCGGGCCAAGCGCAGCCCGAAGGCTTGCGATGTTCTCGCGGACCCGCTCGCGCTCCGAGTCGGGAAGTTGGGGTAGTGGCTCGAGCTTTTCGAGGAGTTGGAGCGCCTCGGCAGTCTTGCCCTGCTCAGAGAGGGAGCCGGCCAGGAGGTCCACTGCCCGCCAGGCGTAGACCGAGTCGTCCACCGGCAGGCCGCTCGGTGGCCGCGGGAGCCTTTGCGCCGCGCGGGCGTAGACTTCGGCCAGAGCGTGCTCGCCGGCTTGGGAGTGCAGGCAGGCCAGCGCAAAGAGTGGCTCGGCGCGCTCGGGGCGCATCTGCCAGGCCACCTGGTACTGGCGGGCGATGCTGTCCAGATCCGGATCGCCCATCTCCTCGCGGATCTGGCCAATCATGAACGCGGACTGGAAGCGCTCCTCGTCGAAGCCTTGGAGCTCGAGCCGCCTCTCGTAGGCAGCCAGAGCCTCGCCCCACCTGCGAGCACCCATGAGGCGCTGGGCCAAGTAGAACCAGTAGCGCGGCTCGTCGGGCTCGCGCTCGACTGCGCGCTGGAGGACCTCGACGTCGCGGTTGTACTTCGCGATGAGCCCTTCGGCGGAGCGTGCACCGTCCGTGTGGCTCACCACCTCGCAGGCGGAGAGCGTGTCCTGCGTCTCGCCGTCCTCGATGACCTCGTCCAGGACGAAGCGGTATCGGAGGTGCGGGCGGAAGAACGCTCGGCGCGGCCAGCGGGCGTCAGTGCCAGCCATACGGAACATCACATTGTGGATGTCGCAGGAGAGCTCGAGCTCGAACCCGGGCCCTGGCGTGAACACCTCGTCGGCGTCCAGCGTCATGAACCAGTCGGGCTCGAAGGCCAAGCCAGCCTCGATGGCTTCGTTCCGATTCGTCGAGAAGTCGACCCAGGGACGCTCGATGAGAACCCCGGGCAGGTCGCCCATGATCTCGCGGATGATGTCCTGGGTGCCGTCGGTCGAGCCCGTGTCGGAGATGGCCCACGCGTCGATGTACGGGAGCACCGACTCGAGGCACCGGCGGATCACCTTCGCCTCGTTCCGGACGATCATCGTCAGGACGACGCGCGGCTTTCTCTCCAGACGACCCATCGGTTACTGCGCAGCTGCCTTGCCGCGCTTGCCGCGGACGACTTCCGGCGCCTCGACAGGCTGCCCGGCAATCTTCATTGGCCCGAGTTCTGGCGCTGCCTTTGCGCTGGGAGCTGGCATCGTGGGGGACAGCTCCAGGACCGGTGGCAGCGGGGCAGGAGCTTGCTTGGGTAGCAGCTCCTGGCGCCGGAGCTCCTCCGCCGCTTCGGCCTTGATGCCGACGAGCAGGTCGCTCACCTTGCCCTGGGGGCAGAGCTTGACGATCTCCTTTTGCGCAGCCTCGTGCTCCGCATTGGCGCGGCGCTGTGCCACCACTGCCTGGACGGCGCGGTCGTACTCGGCACGGTGGCGCAGTTTGAACTCCGCCATCAGCGCATCCTGGCGCACCTTTTCGGCCGCCCCCATCGACACGAAGCCATCCTTGACCACGTGATTCGGGGCGGCGAAGTCGGACTGGTGCATCAGGACTCGTCCACCGTCACGTAGACGGAAGCCGTGGTGCCGGAAGCCACGGCGGCGGCCACTCCGGTGGAGCTGCCGATGGATCCCGACAGCGTGGTGCCGGAGACCGTGACGCCGAAGGCGTAGGCCGACGTGCCGCCCGGGGTGAAACCGCCCACGCTACCCGACGCTTCGCGCAGCGTGATGGTCTTTCCGGACCTGATCTTTTCTGCCATCTTGCTGTTGGCCGTCACGACCGCGAATGTGTCACCCGCAGTCTGCGTTCCGAGGCTGAGCACCAAGCGGTAGCCCTTGCGGGCTGGATTCAGCTGGTTCTGGTTGCCGTCGACGAGGTGAACTTCCTTGATGGTGGCTGCTACGACTGCCATGGTGGTGTTTCCTTGGGGCTTTCAGCTCTTCTTGCGAGCGGTGGTTTTGATGGCTGCGAGCATCTGGTCGACCTCGCGGAGTTCGGTCTCGAATTGGCGCAGGCGCTTCACCTCGCGATCCAGGATCTTGCGGCGCTCGCGGAGTTCGGCGGCGTAGCTACGACGCGGTGCGCCGATACGTGCGACGACTTCACCCGGCTTGGACTTGGGCTTTGCCTTGGGCTGGACCGGATCGGTGACAGCTGGGGCCGCTTCGGGCGGGCGCAATAGCGTGCGCTCCCCGCTCTCGCTCAGGGCGTAGAGCTGGCTCGTCGATGCGCCGAGCTGGATGATGGGGCTGCCGCTCATGTTCCTGGGATGACCTGGGGCTCTTCGTAGATCGCTGGTGGACGCGCGAGTGTTCGGTGCCAGTCGTCGAAGATGGTCCTGACCGCCTTCGCCATGGCGAGCTGACCCGGGAGCATCTCCGCGAGCGGGACCTTGGGCTGCCGAAGGTAGATGATGGCGTCCACGTCCAGGCCGAGCTTGCGGACGCTCCCGTCGCGCGGACCACGCAGAGCTCGCGCCACCTGGACGCCTTCGATTACGAAGCTGTCGTACTTGCCGGCGTCGCGAATCATCGCTGCCGGGATGTCGCCCCAGTCGAGCTCGCGGTAGGCGTCGCTGCCGATGATGATTCGATCAGTCGCCGTCCTGGACAGCGTCGACTTGCCCATCCTTGGGCCCCCGACGATTGCCACCCGCTGATGCTGCTGCAGGATTGCTCGAAACTGCTCCGCCAGGCTCATCGCGCATCAGCCGAAGCTCGGTGGCCAGCTTGGCCTCGCGCTCCGTGGCTTCCTTTTCGAGTTCATGCATCAGGGCGTCGATGTCCTTGATGCCGAAGATGGGAGCGATCTTCTCGACCGCCAGCTTCTTGGTGATGAGCGGCAGGTCTTTCAGGGCCTCTTTGACCATCTGAATGAGCTGCAGCTGCTCGGCCGGGTCGGCCTTGAAGTAGCTGCCCCAGGTGACCTGGACGTCCGGCGCCGAGAACTCCTGGGCAGGACCAAGCGCAGCGACCGCCTCTTCCACGCCGGGCACCTTCATCTGCGTGCCCAGCTTCTTCAGCAGCCGGAGCTGCATGATGATGCTCGGCACGATGAAGCCGTCCCGGAGATCGTCCCGGTGCTCGTCGATGCGGTCGAGCTGCTTCTGGCGCAGGGCTTCGAGCGCCTTGCCCGAGGTCATCGACGCCATCTTGATATTCTCGGGGTCGAGCAGGACGACCGCGAGGGCTTCCTGGATCTTGACCCGCAAGTCCGAGCAGTTGTCCTGCTGAGACTTCAGCGCGCCGGCCGCGTACTCGATGGCGCCGACCTTGGTGTCCTTGCTCGGGTAGCGCCAGACGTGGTTCGGGCCCTTCTTGCGGGCGCTCTGTCCCGGACCCTCTTGGTACTGGCTGACGATGGGGTTGTCGGGCGTCGCGGGCCCACCATGCTCGGTCGCCGGCACCATGGCCACGCGCCCCTGGCCCGTCGGGTTGTGGTCGCCGTCGACCCCGATCTCGTAGATCTGCGGTTCCGAGTAGAGCGCCCCGCGATGCCACTGGCTCCTGGCGATGTCGTGCGCCTGGATCTCGTCGGTGAGCTTGGCGTGGATGGCCTTGCCGTCGATGACGTTGACCGCTTGGCAGCCCTTCATGAAGGGGTACCAAACGACCGGGCAGAACCCGAGGCCGTGCTCGATGGTCTTGCTTGAGTCAGCCTGCCACGATGGGGCAATGCCGTTCTCGTTGGCGATGGCCGGCAGGTAGGTCGTGTCGCTCTGGGCATCGATGACGCGCCGGTAGAGCATCGCACGGACCTGCCACGTCCCGTCCCGCTGCTTCACCTCGTCGAGGTAGGGGTACTCGATGGCGAGGCTGGTCACCTGGCCCGAAGCGTCGACCTCGCGCGTGCACCACTTGGCAGGCACGAGGTCCTGGAACGGAATGCCGTTTCGCACCCCGAGAATCGAGACAGCCGTCCCGCACCCTTGGCCATCCTTGTAGGCGTCTTTGACGACCGTCGGGAAGCGCGAGAGCCGGTGAATGTGCCGGAGGCAGACTTCCAGCGGGTCGGTTTTTTCTTCGCCGTCCGTGCCAGCCGAACCTTGGCCCGAGTGCGTGACCTGGAAGGTCGGGAACTTCCCTTCACCGAGGCAAAGGTCAGCGTTCGAGCTGATGGCCACCGAGACGATCGGGTAGACCACGCACGGCTCGCGCTCCCAAAGTGGGACCTCTGCTGGCCCGCCCGTGAACCAGTCCGGCCGCCCCTTGTACTGCGTGCCGTCGACCCACTTCTCGAGCTCATCGAGCCGATGGTAGCGCGGGCTCATGTTGGCCAGCGCGGCCTTGTTGGCCTGCTCCAGCCCAGTGAGCTTTTTGTTCGGGTTGGTCATCGGCCGGAGGTCACGTGGCGGGAGTTGGGGGCTCGGCCAAACCTGCTGGCGAGGGCGTACCTGAGCGCGTCGAGCGCGTGATTGTCCTTGTCGACCGGATCCTCAGAGAAGCTCCCGTCCGGCATCTTTCTGCGCCGGTAGAGCCCCATCTCGCGGATGACGTTCTTGCACTTCGGGTCGAAGTAGAGGTGCGCCCACTCGTGGACACGCAGCTCACCCCCTCGCTCGTATTCCTGCTTGCGCCGGAAGAGCATGTCGGCGACGCGCCCGATGCCGGCGGCGATGGGCTTGACGTCGGGCGGGATGTCCTCGACGCGAAGATTGAACGAGCGCCAGTCGCGGACGCGGTCTTGCCGGCTCGGGTCCGGGTAGAATGTCGCGTTGCGCCAGACCTTGGCGCGTTCGTCCCAGACGCTGTTCAGCGTGCCGGGCTCATACCATTCGTCCAGGCACCAGGCCGTTGCGTCGTTGCCGTGGCCTTGGATGCCGATGAGCAGAAGGACAGCTGGGTCGACGTCACCGAAGTCGGCGCCGACCAAGAACTCGTTGAAGGTCGACCAGTCCGGCGCCTTCCTGACGTGGAAGTCAGGGTCGAACTCCTGGTAGATGAGGCCTTCACCCGCGTCGGGATTGGCCTCCCACTCGCGCTCGAAGGTGGCCTTCGGCGTCGTGGCCTTGGCCTTGGCGACGGCTTTGGGGCTGACCGTCTCGGGCGCGTCCCGGTAGGTCGCGTGGAACGCGAAGATCGACTTGATGGCCTCGACGTTCTCTTCGTCGACGCCGACCACTTCGGGATCTTCACCGGCTCGGAGCCTGGCGCCCTTGCGCCCGTCCTCGAGCATGCGCCACCAGAGACCGTGACGGCCGCGCGTTGGCGTGCCGCCCATCGCCTCCATGTTCAGCGACCAGGGCTCGGACAGCCACGGAACCGCAACGCCATCATGCGCTTCGGCGTCGATGTCGTCGCACTCGTCGGAGTCGACCAGGTCACAGCGCAAGCCGCGTGCCGTCTTGGACGTGTAGAGCCGCGCCGGCATCGGCTTGATCCAGCTCCCACCAGGGAATCGGACCGAGCCGGTCTGCGCGTTGACCTTGCCCCGGAGGAATGACCAGTCGCCCTCGAGCTCGTTCTGGATGCCGTCGAGGTGGACGTCCTTGAACTGCTTGAGTGTGGGCATCAGGATGGCGATGCGCACACCCCGGAACGGCTTCAGCGCCTCCGTCCTGAGAACGCCGTCCCACTGAGCCACCAGGTTCCACCAGAGGAACCGATGAAACCAGCTCTTGCCGACGCCGCGGCCCCACCCGGTGAAGATGGTGACGCCAGGACGGAAGACCTGGTACGCGTCGAACTGCGGCCTGTTGAGCTGGAAGTCCAGCTCGATCTTCTTACCCACTGACCGCCGCAGTCGATGGGCCGCGGATGTTGATGGTCACCTCGGCGCGGCCACCTGGCATGGCGTCCGGATCCTCGGGCTTCTCGAGCTTGGCCAGCGCGTGCGCGTTCTTCTCCGCGTCCAGCACGAGCTTCCCGTAGTCGGGCCGCTTGTCGATGATGGTGACCTGGGCGCCTTCGCCGATCTGCTCGGGGACGTCCAGCTCAGCCTCGAAGCGCTCAAGCGCGCCGATGGCCACCCGGTGCCTCATGGCGACCATGTCCTCAAGGTACTTCGCGCGTTGGGCCCTGCGGTCTTCGACGAACTCTGGGTCGACCAGCAGTTCCTTGACCCAATCGTGGCAGGTGCCCTCCGGCACGCCGACGAACTTGGCCGAGTGGGCAACCACACCGCTCAGCAGGTAGTGCGCTCGGAACTTGTCCCGAGTCTCCTGCGGATGGTCGGGCACACCGGGCTCGCGCCCGCCGCCCTGTGGCCTTGGCTTCCGCCCACCCTTGCCGGGCTTCGCGTCCGCCGCTTTGGCTTTCGCCATGTCTCTTCACTCCCTAACGCCCGTTACCGGCGGCGACCCGTGGGGAGCGCTGCGAACGGCGCAGCTACCGGTCGGGTCAGCCCCCGACGAGCGCAAATCTCGGCCTCACCCCCACCACCCGCACAACCCCGCGGGCCAGCGCCTCATGCACCGCCACCCAGGCCTCCCGAGCCGGCATCGTCACCGGCAGCGGGCCAGGCTCATCCTGGCGGGGTCGGGCACTGCGGAGGGTGTAGGCGCTCAGCATCACTTCCGACGGGCGCGCAGCGCTTCCTGCCTGCGCTCGTTCCGCCGGCGGTCTCGCTCTTCGCGGGCCTTCTGGCGGTCGGGTTCGCCCTGGCGCCAGGCTTCGTTCAGGATGCCGGCTGCGGCCAGTGTGCGCGGAGCGGCGTAGGTGTGAATCCAACGCTTGGGCAGCGGGCGGGTGAAGGCGTGGGTGAGCATCTGGTGGGTGGGGCTACCTGCGTGCCTGCCGGCGCGATCGTGGCCCCTTTATCCCCGCTGCACTTTCTGTCCCAGGGTGTCCCCGGATGGCCCACGATTGGTCATTCCGCGTGTGCCCAAAAGCGCAGCAACCGAGGAATTTAGGCCGGACTGCGACATTTGCAGGCCCTCGATTGCTTTTCTTTGCGCGACGAGCTCGCGACGGTGCGCCTTGGTGCGACGGTCGAGCACATCCACCCGGTCGTGGACCTCGGACAGAGAGCGCTCGATGTCGACCGGCTCCGACTCGACGATCTGCCGGAGGACTGCCAAGTTGACCTCGCGAACGCCACCTTCATCGCCTCGCCAGCGGAGCAGCTTGCCGGCGTAGGGGTGAACTGCGTTCAAGCGCTCCAGGCGCCTCCTGGCCTGCCGGCGGGACACGCCCATCAGGGGCGCTGCATCGCGAATCGTGATCCATCCGCGGGTCATTTGCCCTCCAGCCACTTTTCATATTCCTGGCGTCTGGCGATTTCCTCGGCCTCACCCGGCATCATACAGTCGGGGGATACGACCACTGACTTGCCCTGTTGCGTCGACAGAAGCACGGACATGACGCAGGCCATATCCGCTGCGATGCCAGGGTTCTGCTTACCGAGCCGCCCGCACTCCCTAGCGACTTTGTAGAGTCTGCCCTTGGCATTGGGCACAGATACACCGAGTTCGGCGGCAACGAGCATCGCGGTCCTGTGTGTGTACGCCGCTTCAACGTAACGCGAGCCATTACCGGTGCCGGACTGGCCAGCCCTAAGCCATCTGACCGCAACTGCGCATGGGTCTTCGGTGTATCTCTGGCCGGCCTCAGTGAGCACCTCCATGTCCTCCGGCGACACATCGCAGACCAAGATCATCGCCGATCACCTCTCCCGGTCGAGTTCGTCTTCGTCGCGAATGCCGTACACGGCATCCGAAAACGAGTGCTGGCCGCGCCACTTACGCGCGTAGCGCCGTCTACTCCGCTCCCCATCGTCCAGGTTGGGCTGGCGCTTCTCGCTCTTGAGCCACGCCCGAATGTCGTCGCATCTCTTGCATTTGCCTGGCTTGCAGCGCAGCGGGTGTCTTTCGTTGTCCAATTTCGACCTCCTGCAAAGAGCGCCGCTACTCGGTCCGGTGAGTTTCCGCGGACCGTGGGGCCTCGCTGAAGCAGCGGGGTCACACTCGGAACAGATCTGGTGCCGAGTGCGGCCATCACGACGCGCTCCTCGGCGGGCACTCCGCATCCATCGCCTGCCTTCGCTCCGCCTCCAGCCACTCCAAGTGCGCAGCCCTGTTCACCGCCTCCGCCTTGCGGCGCAGCCCCTCGACGACCTGGTCTCGCTTGGACCCTCCGCGACTCAGGCGCTCCCGCAGGTCATCCCGGTCGTCCGCCAGGTCCCAAGCGAGCGAGGCGAGGTCGGCAAACACCGCCCGGAGCCCACGCACCTCGGAGTGCTGGCGCTCCTCGTCCCGGTAGCGGCTCCGGAGCGTCCGGCGGGAGTCGTCCGTCAGGGCGCACCAGACCGCCCAGCGTCTGCGCCAACGGTGCACCGACGGCATACTGTCGAGCCTCCGGTCATGCAGCGGACCCGTGTTCGCCGGGTTCCTGCTCCCGCCCCCCGCCGGATCAATCGCCATCCCCTGCTCTCCCAACTCCCCCGCGGCGTGCACGAGCAACCACCGGATGTCGTCGTTGGTGCGCGTCTTGTCGACCTTGGGCCTGGGGGTTCTGGCGACGAGATCGCCGTTGATGCGGACTCGGACTTCACGCTTTTTGTCGGGTTCCACCTGTGCTACGCTCCTCCCGTCCACCACGACCGGAGAGCCTCGCGCGAGCGGGGCTTTTTTCGTGTCAGGTAGTCACCTGCCCCGGGAACAGGTCCACAACGAAACCCTGCCTCCCGTCGAGTTCGTGAATGCGCCGCACGAGCGCAGCGCCGTACCGGTCCGAGAGCTTGGCTTCGCTGTCGCCGGCGGTCGCGATAGTCACGAGGCCATCGCGGTCACATCGTTCCCAGAGCACATCCTGCACCACTGACTCCTGGGCAGGCTCGCGGCCGATGTCGTCGAGGATGAGCAGCTTCGCCTTCGTTGCTCGGTCTACGAGACGCGGCTCATCCTTGCCGAGCGGGTGCCGGCGCCTCGCGAGGTAGAGCGCCGGCGCAGATGCCCAAAGCACGCCGTAGCGCTCGCTCATGTACGGGCGGTCATCGTCGTGGATGTAGGTCGCGTCGTGCTCTGGGCGGTCGCACCTGTAGTGCCAATCGTCGGTGGCCAACATCCTCTCGTAGACCGTTCGGCGGGCCAGGAAGCACGCCGCCATGCTCTTGCCGATGCCAGTTGGGCCCAGGAGCAGTGCACCGCACGAGTTAGCGCTCCAGGCCCGCGCCAGGCCCTTCAGCCGCTCCGGCAGGATGCGGAACATCTCCTGGCCCGTGAGCTTTCGGAACGACTCGGGGCCGACGGAGTCTTGCGCCCACCGTGCCGCCCAGGCCTCGCGGCGGGCCTTCGTGTCGGCGCACTGCTGCCGGAGCTTCGTGAACCACGCAGGGTCCCCCAGCGGAAGCCGGCGCAGCGTTGCCGCGTCGATGCCGAGGTAGCCCACCACGGCGCGGACCTCTCGATGGTCGACGCCCAGGCTCTCGCACCAGGCCTCGAATCCCGACTTGGCCGAGTCGCCAACTTCCAGATTTTCTGCTGCGTTCACAGTCGTTTCACTCCTTCAAAGCCTGTTTTTCCTGCGTTATCCTGGGGGACACGGCCCCTTGGTGGGCCTGCGCGCGGTCTTCGCTCCTGGTTTTCGCGGCGCATGCGCACGCTTCGGACGAGCCAGCCCGAGAAATCAGCCTGCCAGTCGAGGCAAACGCGCCCGTTTTTCTTGGCATACGCCCGGAAAAGCAGGATCTCCTCGGCCAGATCGAGCCCGGATGACCTCGCCTGCTCGGTGTTTTCAGCGTTCGCTTGGAAGTCGTCCGGGATCTGGGTCTCCCGAAGCATCGGGTCGGGCGGTTTGCCGCGCTTGCGCTTTGGCTGGTCCGGCTGAGGTGAGCCAAGCTCCGCCGAGTCTCCCCCTGCACCCCCTCTGGGATCTGGAATGGGAACGGGATAGGGAAGGGAAGGGATAGGCACGTGAGGCACGTGTCCTTCACGCGTCGAGCACGCGTTCTCCACGTGTGGAACCTCTTGGTTTTGCTCTGGTTCTGGAGGCTCTGGAAGTTCTGACTCGGGCTCCTTACCGTTGATGAACTGGTGCCGCCTGAACGTGTCGATGACACCAAACTCACGTCCGTCGCACGCGTACTTTCGGACGAATCCACGCGACGCCAACGCGTCGAGCACGCGTGAAAAGTCTCCGTCCCAGTACGGCAGGACCCCGGCCTTGAGTGGCCTTGGCCTCCACTCGAAGCGCCCCTCCTTGTCGGCGTGGCACCAGAGTCCGGTAAAGGCACGGAAGATCGGCAGTCCAGTCTCTTGCTCGAGATCCCACAGGTCCTCATCCGTGTGAGCCTCGGGCTTGATGGTCCGAATGCGGGTCTTCATCTTCTCGCCACCTCCGCCATCACCTTCTCCCGAGCCTCTCGCCACCCGTTGGCCACGATGACCGTGTGCCCAATGCTCTCCAGGTAGGCCTTCCACTCGCGCTGGTTCTTCGAGAGCACGCCGCCCTTCTGGCGCTTCATCTCGATCCACGTCGACCAGGCCGGCACGAACGTGTCGGGAACTCCTGACTCGACGCCCTCGGCCTTGAGCTTCTTCGCGACCACGACATGGCGATGCCCACCGTTGGGGATCGCGATGATGCGGACGCCTCGGTACTGGAGACGAAACCAGCGCACGAAGGCCTTCTGCTCGGTGTGCTCAGAGGGGAGGATGGCGAGGCGACTAGCCAAGTCGGCCCCCCGGGAACTGCCGCACGCGCAGCGCTTCGGGCCACTCTGCCGGGTCGCCGCCCTTCTTGTGGCTGAAGCCTAGGCGCCGCTCGAAGGTGCCGTCGTGGTTGTTCCGAGCGCCGAGGACGGTGGCGCCATTCACCCGCACTTCGTCGGCCACGATGGTGTCGTGAACATTGCTGCCCAGCTGCTTTATGAAGCAGGCCACACCAGCGGCGCGGCACTGGTCCAGGATGCCTTCGATCCACTCGAGCGCGCATGGACGCGCACCGTGGCCGCTCTCCCCGCCGACGATGACCCAGTCGAGCCGCGGCTCAGGGTGTCCCTTGCATCCTGTCTGGTCGTCGAATTGGTCGCACCCGGTGCCGAGTGGAACTCGCTTGGCACCCGCATCGCGGAGCTTCTTGAGCTCGGCGACAGCTTCATCAACAGTCAGCAGGCGGCCTTCGTCGTCGCGACATGCATCCTGCAGCCACTTGCGCGGATTTCGGAGGACACCCTCGATATCGAGGGCCATGTGCATCGTGCTGGATTGCGTCAGGTACGGTTCGAGGTCGAGCGGACCGAGCAATGGCTCAGCGCTGACGAACCGCACCGCCGCCGGCACCTGGAGCAGCAGAGGAATGCGCTTGTCGGCCTGCTCCTGGTTCTCGGTGCTGACGCCGAGCCAGACGTTCGGGAGGGGCCAGGGCCAGCTTGGCATCGGCCCGGACCACCCAGGACTCACGCGATCTTCGAACTGTGCCCCGAGGCGCGCGCCGTACATCGCCCACGCGTACCAGCGCACACCGCGCGCGGCCCCGAGCGGGTGCAGTGACGGGCCCTCGGACTCGACCCACTCGAACCACTCGACCATCCGCTTGGGCCGCTTGGTGAGCACCTGGAACGTGTGCTGCGGCGCCGCTGCCATCACGCCGAAGACGGCCGCGATCTCCTCGTTGGTCAGCGACTCGTGGAACAGGTCGCTCATCGAGTTGACGAAGATACGGCGCGGGCGCTTCCAGCGAAGGGGCTGGTCGAGCATCTCCGGAATCAGCTTGGTGCGGCCTGCCCAGTCGACTTTGCCGCGGCGGATGGTGGTCAAGCCTTCGTAAGGCTTGCCGGCGCCGGAGAACCGGTGCGCCTGCCCCATCGCGTAGCAGTTGTCGCAGCCGGGCGAGACGCGGGAGCATCCTCTTACCGGGTTCCAAGTTTCGTCGGTCCACTCGATATTGCTCATCGTTTTGCCTCCGCCTCCCGCGCCAAATCCAACAGTTCATCGGCCCAGTCTCTGGCCTCGCCCGGCGTCATGATGTCGGTGACGCGGTAGCCGTCGGGGCTCTCGGTCATGACGTAGACGAGCCCGTCTTGAATCCATGTGGTGCGCAGGTTTTCGCCGCCGACTTGGGGAGGGCGAGTGGGGGCGCCGCCGGGGAGGACGCGGAGGTCAGCGGGCATTGTGCGCCTCCCGCTTGAACTCATGCCGGAGCGCGGTCTCGACCTGTTCGGCGGTCAGCGTCAGTCCACAGTCACACTTGGCCTGCGCCAGCTCCTGGACCGACACTCCCCGCATGAAGTGCCAGTGAATCTCGGACGCGCTCCAATAGTGGCCGAGGCATTCCTCTGTTTGAAAGCGCGTCTCCCAGCCGGCATGACGGAGCCACACCGAGCCACGCTTGCTGCGGACGTTGCGGAAGATGAGTTCAGCCACGCGCCACCTCCGCTTCAAACTCGTCGCCAATCAGTTCGCCAACCACGAGGCGCCCGCACGCGATCAAGGCGTCGAGGTCAGCGTGGACGATGGCCAGTTGCTGGTCCGTCGGCAGTTGCTCCACCATCAGCACGATCGGCGCGCGCGACTTGTTCGCGAAGCGCTCTGCAGCGAGGTACGCCTCGAACGTCTCCGGATTATCCACCTCCGGCACAGTGAACCCACACGGGCACCACGAGCCGAATGGCGGAGTGAGCAGCTCCTGCAGGTCGTGGCCGAGGCAGCGGGGGCAGGGGGTCACGGGGATGCCTCCTCGTTTTCCAGGCCAGCGAGTTCGACTAGCGATTTGGGCTGGGTCGCTTTGAGGAAGTCGGCAAGTGACGGCGTCTTTTCGCGTTTCAGTGCGAACAGGGCAGCAGGCCAGCGTCTTTTCTTTGCGTGTTCGGCAAACTCCTTGATGTCGGAGATCCCGCGGAGGGCCATCCAGTCCAGCTCGGTTTGTGAGCACAGGGCTCCAAGCTTTTCCCGCGCAACGTCCACGCGACCGCGAACGAATGGCGGTAGCATGTCCTGGATATCGTCGACCGTGCCACTCGCCACGGCTTCGACGACAGAGCGCCAAGACGCTCCGAGGCTATCGGCGGCATGGTGGGCAACGAGGTACTGTGGTGACTTGACCTTGATTCGGTTGAATCGAGCATCGCAGACCACGATCCCCTCGTACTCACGCGGATCCCAGTGCCGAATCTCATCGATCAGCGCGTCAAGGTTTTCGAAGTTCCACGTCCGAGGACTCAACACGCCCAACTCGTTGGCCAGTGGCACCGGAGCAACTTCCTCCAGCGTGACTAGAGAACGCGCTCCAATGAGTGTGAGTTGACGCTCGGCATAGTCGCAGACAACCCGGTTCTCCGGTGCTGTCAGCTCGAACATGAGCGTGTGGTCCTTCGGTGCCTTGGATAGGAGCCGCAGAAGCGATCCGTGCCCCATGTCGCGAGCGGCTTGGTCGGCGAGCTCCCGGAACGACTTCCCAAAATGTCCGGGCCCGTGCGCCTCGTTCATGCTCCGGGTCGCGACGTGCCAAGTGCCGCAGGCGCCGTCCCAGTAGGCGATGATCAGGGTACCATCGAGCTTTTGCTGGAACGCAGCAGTGGCCCAATCGAGCGAAGCCGCCGCCGGCTGCCCATGGTTGAAGAACCGCCGGAACGGGAAGGCGACGATATCCCATGAGCCCTCACGCAGGACGAGTCCGCGGCATTCCTGGGCTACCGGGTCTTCGTCTTTGGCGAGGATCTGGTCGTACACCAGGGACACCTTCCCGGCGTGTGGTTTGATGTGGACAGCATGCCGCTCCAACAGCTCAGCGGGCGTCATGCCGGAGCGCAGAATGTCCTGCACCAGGAGGGCCATCACGCCACCTCCGCATCGAACGCCGCGACCATCCGGGCCTGGAAGGCAGGCCAGCCGTGGTCGGGGGAAAGGAGGCTCAGGCGGTGGGCGGCGGAGGCAAGGGCGTGGGCCCCGGGGGAGCCTTTCCAGCGCTTTCCGGGTCGCTCTCGCCTATCAGTGTCATGGCTGACACGTTTGTGGTCCGATGTGCGCGTTTTTGCAGGCAGGAGCCTCTCTTTCGTAACGCGCAGGTCGCTGGTTCGAATCCAGTAGTTGGCTCCCGTAAAAACAGCTGCATTCACGATCGACGTCTCCTCTTCACTGGAACTTTGCTGGAACATTCCCCGCGCTTCGGAGCGGGTGATGTCCCGCACCTTCCGGGCGTATCGCTCGGTCACCTGGATCGACGAATGGCCCAGGTGGGAGCACACCGCCTCCAGGGTCCACCGCTTGCCCCACCACCCGGCGAGGAGCGATGTGGCGCACGTGTGGCGCAGGTCGTGCCAGCGGATCTCGATGCCGCTGGCCTTCCGCCACGCGCGCCAGACCTTCCAGCCCACGAGCGGCTTCTTGGCCTGCGGGCGCCCCTTGCGGCTCCCGGTGACGACCCAGGCCGAGACCCTGGGCATGGCGCGCAGGATGGCAATGGCGGGCTCCAGGAGCTCCACCTGGCGGACCCGGCCGTTCTTGGGGGCCTTGCCGCCCTCGGAATACCGGACCTCGATGAGTCCGACCGGGCTCCCCTTCTGGTCGGCGCCGATCTTGACGTCCTCCCACTTCAGCTCGCGGAGCTCGGAGAGCCGGAGGCCGGTCAGGAGGGCAAGGCCGACGACCCGCCGAGCGTGCTCCGTCGGCGCCTTGTCGAGGAAGCGGCGCTGCAGGTCTGGCGTCAGGATGCCTTCGAGCTCCCTCTTGGCGACGTCCTGGCGGTCCCGGACGCCGTGGACGTCCTTTGCGGGGTTGGAGGCCACGAGGTCGCGGTCCAGGGCGTCAGCGAGCGCCTGGCGCACCAGCACGAGGCAGAGTTCCTGGCTGGCCTTGCTGAGCCCCCAGCGGACGAGCTCGTCCCGCCAGGCGATGAGGTCGGAGCGGGCGATGGATCGGAGCGGCAGCTGGCCAATCGACTTGCCGGCGACGTGGAGCCGCCAGCGGTTGCGCTCCCGGGAGATGCCGCGCACGCCCCGCTGCTCGCGTCGCTCGAGGAAACCGTCCCCGAACTGGGCGAGCGTCAGCGCGCCGATGGTCTCCCGTCCGGCCCGGAGCGTCGTGTACCCGCGGGCGAACTCTTCCGCGGCGGCGTTGGAAAGCAGACCACTTTCGAGCGTCTTGAGCTTGCCGTCGATGCGAGCGCGCACGCGCCACCGGGGGCCATCGGTCGTCTGGTAGCTGTCGATGCTGGCCTGGAAGTTCTTGCGACGCTTCTTCATCGGATCCCCCTCTTGACCAGCGCCCGGCTCACGCGGTCAACAGTCGACGGGTCGGCCGCTTCCGAAGTCGGAACAACGGCCCGCCGGACGCGCTTCGGCTTGCTCGCGCCGCCCGCGTAGACCTCGGCGATCTCGGCGTCGATGGCAGCGCGCCGACGGTGGAGCTCGGCGAGTAGGGCGTCGCGGTCTGCGTTCATCCCGTCGCCTCCCCCACAATGCGAGCCCACTCCGCAGCAGTCGCCCGCGCCTTGTCTCGCAGCCAGGCCAGGCACTCGTCCTCGGTGCCGTAGTGGTACTGCACCGAGAATCCGCCCCACCAGGCTCGCCAGGTCTGACCACCATAGCGGGTCGGATCGATCTCGCAGATGCCGACAGGTGTGCCCACGAGATCGGCCACCCAAGCGGATCCGAGCGGGCGCCAGGGGACGGAGTGGAAGAGCTGGGCTGGGTCAGCCATCGACGGGGATCCCTCTCTCGCGAAGGCGCCTGGGGCTCGGCACGAAGATGTGGTTGCCGCGCCCAGTGTCGACGTACTCCCGGCCCGGACTCGGCTTGGGGCAGTGCCGCTCGCCATCGGCTGAATCGAACTCGGCGCCGCATGTCTTGCAGCGAAGCACGGGGGCCAGCCACTCCTTCAGCTGCTCCAGGAATTCGAACACCGGCATGTCCCGAGACTTCGCCAGCTCGATCTCCCCGAGCGTTCCCTTCGACCTACCCCACCCAGGCACGAGCATCACGGCGTCGCAGGTGAGCAGCTCCGCCTTGGTGACATCGATCCACCACTGGTACGGCTTCTCGATGGCGCAGTGCTCGGCCACGTGCATGCCGACCAGGTGAGGAACGACTGGATAGGCCCCGAGCTCGGCCACGTGAGCCGCGAGCGCGCCTGCGTTCCAGGCGTTGCGGATGCGCTCTGCCCGAGCCCGTGCGCTGTAGGGGCCGGCGACGTAGATGCGAGGGATCCGGTCAGCCACCCGCCACCATCCCTTCCAACCGCTCCACCTTGCGCCAGAGTTCCGCCCAGGCGTCGTCGTTCATGAGCCCGAAGGTCACGAGCAGGACGTCGGCCGCTTCCTTGGAGACGGCTCCCCGTTCACCTCGGCCACGGTTGCGCCGAGCCATGGCGGTGAGCAGCTCGCCGCATTCCTCGACGACCATGTCGTCCTGACGCGCGCCGCCAAACTTGGCCCGTGCAGCACGAGCGGCAACGAAGGCGCGCTCGGCGATGTTGGCCTGGTCGGAGGTGAAGGCGTCAGCCATTGTAGGCCACCGCCTTTTCGTCGGGCTTGTCCGTCGGCCGCGACCTCAGCGCCTCCTTCGCATTGCCTTCCAGCGTCGCGTCGAAGCCGTCTGCCAGCGCTCTCGCTTCTTGAGCGAACCCTTCCAGCTGCTCCTGAAGAATCTCGTTCGCGTTCCAGGCGCGGTCGCGTTGGGCGGTGACGGAGGCGAGTTCCTTTTCGGCCTGCTGTCGGCGCTGATTCTCACAGAGCGACGTGGTGTTCCATTTCGAGGCCTCTGTGTTTGCTGCCTCTAGCTCCGCCTCCAACTCCCGCACGCGGGCTTGGGCTTCGTTGCGCTCACGTTCCATCAAAGCCGCGTGGTTGGTCATCTCCACGAACCGCTCCTTCTCGGCCTTCCTCAGTTCATCGAAAATCTGGTTGTGCGCGTGGCGACGTTCCTCGGCCAGTTTCTCCGCCTTCTCAGCTCGGGCAAGGGCGGCATTGCGTTCGGATTGGTATTGATCGCGAGCATCGCGCAGTTGAATCCACTCTTCGGCCGTAGCGTCTGAAACGCCATCAATCACTGCGCCGAGCCAGAGTCTGTGAGGCACCACCCTGACCAGGGCGCGGGTGAGGTCGGTGAGGAGTTGTGCGAGTTCGCCTTGTTTGACGAACGTGTTCAGCGTGACAAGGCCATCGCGGTACCAGCTGATGGTAATGGGACCGAACACAGCAATGTGCGTCGGCTCATCGTCACCAGTGAGCCCAGTGGGCAGAGGTACGTTCATCCCCGCAAACGGCGGATCGGGGGCGGCGGGTGGGGGTAGAGGCTGGTCAGGGGCGAACGACCATGGGCCAGAAGCCCGGCACACTGTGCACCGAAACAGGCCAAAAGCGCCGGGAACAGCCCTTCCTTTGCAGTACGGGCATGCCCCGACAACGCCTCCTTCGTCAGAAATCCCCACCGATGACGATTGCTCGTCCGCCTTGGCAGCCTTCCCCACCTGCTCATCGTAGTAGCGGAGGGCGCGCTCGTAGCCGTTGGGACCGGGATGCGCCTTCGCAAGACCGACAAGCGACTCTCGGTCATCTTTGGCCCAGGCGTCGCCAACCCAGTGCTCTAGATATCGTCCGACCACGCGCATCGGGGCCATCTCTCCGCAGGCGTTCAGGAACACATCCTTCGGCAGCTCGTCTTTCGGGGTGGGTGATGCACAAGCATTGAATTCTTTGGCTTGGTACTCGCGACCGCACATCGAGCATTCGATACCGCCTCGGTAGACGGTCGCGCATTCGCAATCAACGGCGCGTGGTTTACCAGTCACCTGCGCATGCCACGCGCGCGCTGCCTGATACCAAGCGCTGTTCTGAATCTCGGAGAATTGCCGCGTGGCGTTCGGCGCCTCCTTCGGCCAGTGCGTCCACCTGAAGCTCAGACCGTCCGGAGTCGGATCGAAGAACTGAACGATCTTGCCCTTGCGGCTGCGCCACTCGTTCGGGGCCAGCTTGCGCGTGAGATTGGCGACTTGCTTTTTGAGTCGCCCGATGCCGACGTTCATTGCTCGGAGACCAACGCAGGCTTGCTCGTACTTCTTGCGGTAGAAGTCTCTGCCGCTGGTGACCATCTCAAGGCGACGTTCTAGCGAGAGGTCGGCTAGCGGATCGTTTGCGCCTTCCGGAGCATCTCCCTCCGCTGCTTGACCTGTTCCGTCTGCTGCCTGCGAATCTCCCGTGCTTTTCGCCTCCAAAAACGCCTGCGCCCGTGCTCGCTGGGATTCGTTGGCGAACGGGGAGCCTTCGCCACGAGAGAACCCGGGTGTGTCCAGGTAGTACGAGGCCGGATCTCTGCTGACGACGATCGTTCTATCGTCCGGAGAACCAACAACCCGCATCTCCCCCGCGCTCCCATCCGGCATGCGCACCTCGTTCGGCTTCATCTTCCTCGGCAGTTCGCCGGGCGGATAGCATTCGTCGGCCAGGATCGGTCCAGGCTTAGCGGGAGTGCCTAGGTAGGCGAGGCGGTGGTAGGCGAGAGCGGCAGCCCTAGCGACCGGTTCGATGTAAAGATTAGCAACATCCCAGGCTACGGCATCTCCCTTCGTCCCATCACGGAACAGCCGCACGTCGATGGTGGTGAAAGTTGGGCGCTCGAATACCCAGAGCCCGGTCTGGTCCCGCCACTCGTTCGCCTTCAACTCGCAGCCCGTTTTCGTGTCGTTCACAGCAGTTCCCTCGTCATCTTGTCCAAGTCCGCAAAGTCCGCGTCGCTCATGTTGGCGAGCCCCACGAGCACGAGATACGCGCCGCGGCTGACGTCATCGCGCTTGGCGAAGGCAGCAATGCGCGAGCGGTCGGGGTCGCGCGTCACCGAGAAGGCGCGGTCGAGGATGCGGCTCTCGGTGAGGGTGGGGAGGCGGCCGGTCATGGGCTGACCTTCCTGATGCTACGAGGAGCCGGCTCCGGTGGCGTGTACGGGAGATCCACGCGCGACCAGACGAATCCTGGGATTTCGAAGTTCCAGCAGCGATCGAGCGAGTCGAGATAGGTATTCCCACTGCCCGGCATGAGTGCACGCGCATCCCTGCACATGTCGGCAGCGCTCGGAGCGGTCGGGTTCTTCAGCTTCTCCAGGTCAGCGCGGCACTCGGCAACGATCGGCTGCCAATGGCGCGCCACATGGTCGTAGCCACCTTGCTCGCCGACGTGGGTGCCGAGCGCGAAAGACCCCACGCAAGCAGTGAGAAGAGCAGCGAAGAAGACGAGGTGGTGCGCCTTCACAGTCCAGCCCTCACTCTCCACATGTCCTGGACGCGCTCTTTCGCACCGACCCACGAGCACCCGCCGCGTTCTGCCGTGCGCCCGGTCGCGTACTGCGACGTCCCCCCAAGCCAATGATCGAAGCCACGCGCTCGGCAGTAGTTGGCGCCGCGTCGCAAGCGGGCAATGCCCTCGGCGAACTGCTCCGCCTGGGTCAGGTCGCGAGACACGCCGTGGAGCTGGATCGTGCCGTATGCTCTACCACCGTCACAGGCGCCTCCGCGTCCGAGTCGGCAGTAGTCGTGGTCCTCGGTGATGCGCTTGGCGAGCCCCGATTCGCGCTTGGCGGTGACGATGAGCCAAGCCCTCTCGTCGAGGTTCGCGGTCGCCGAGTCGATGGCCTCCGCGATGACCGCCAGCCGTTTGCGCCTGTCCTCCTGCGGTTCATCTCGGTCCGACGTGTGAACCGGCACGCGCTCCAGGGCGGCGAGGGTGGAGCCGGAGCCGTGGGCTAGGCCGGATAGCGCCCAAGACAGCAGCACTGCCAGGACGACGAGCAGGCCGAAGAAGCCTTTGGGTTCGGAAACTCTCACAAGCATCATATTCTCCTTCACCACGTCTCAGCGCTGGCTGTCTCAAATTGCGCACAGTGGGCGCGAGCCCGGCGCTCTTGGGCGGAGGCGATCGCCTCGAACTGCGCCGTCTCACGCTTGGCCAACCAGGCCCCGAGTGCGCGGAATAGCTTGGCCTCGACAGCGCTGGGCGGATGTCCCTCGCGCGGCGGCAAGCCGTGCCTCGAGTGGAGCTCCAGGCGTAGCGCTTGATCGAATGCCTCGCGGGAGGTAGTGGGCAGATCGCTGAGTCTCACGCGGCCCCCTTGCTCGCCACGAAGTCGCGCGCGATGTCGAGGATCCAAGCGACGGCGTCACCGTCGGCCTTGCTGCCCTTCTCCCACGCAGACCACGACGCGGCGGTTACGCCATAGTTCGTGGCAGCGCGCCCAATGGTCCAGCCGAGCTTCTCGCGCGACTCCTTGAGGCACTGCGCAGCCGTGCGGTGAGCGCGACGGGCTTTCGCTACTGACGGGGCGGTCGCAGGTTGGTCTGCATGAACGACCGACCGGAGCCCGAGAGAAGATGGCGCGCTCGAATTTGGCGGAGGATCAGAGGAAATCACGCTGCCCTCCAGTTGTACGGAACGTGCGGACGCGCCGGCGTAAGGACGGCGCGTCGCTCATCCCATCCCTTGCGCAGTCGCTCACTGATGGTCCTGTGGTCGACGCCGGTTCGCTTGGCCCAGTCCACAAGGCAAAGCGACTCGCCGTCCAGTGTGATGACGCGGTTGGTTCTCCTGTTGCGAGCCTGTTCCAGGTTTGTCGCCCACCGACAATTCCCCGGCTCGTAGTTGCCGTCGTTGTCGATGCGATCGATGCTGTGCTTTGGGCTCGGTCGTGGGCCCATGTCGGAAATGAAGACTTCGAAGCTATCCGCCCACCGCTGGCAAACACTGATGCCGCGCCCGCCGTAGTTCTTAAAGGCAGTATTCGTGCAGCGCTCCTTCATTCCGAGCCAGCACCGGTACTCAGGGCCCCGCCGCCTCGCGCGTCCGCTAGCCTGGCGATGCGCAACCGCTGCGCACCCGCAGCTCGACCGGCGATCCATGATGTTGCACAGGAGCGCCCGGCGTCTCCCACCGCAGGCGCAGCTCGCCATCGCGTAGGCGCGCCCCTGCCGATCGTGACCGTCAATCGCCATGATGGTCAGCAGGCCGAACGTTTGCCCGATTCGCTCTTCCGCGGGAATGCGCGTGGCCATCTACGCCGCCTCCCCAACGAGCTTCCGCATCGGCTGCGCGAACCATGGCAACTCGACGGTCATGCGGTCGAAGCTCTCGGGCGTCAGCGGGGGGTAGGCGAAGTCGCCAGTGGCCAGCTGCGCCATCGAGCGCTCCACCTCAAGGAGGCCGGCGATGTGCATGTCGCGCTCGCGGCTCGACTCGTGGATCTCAAGGACGACGCGCTCGTATGGGTCGACCTTGGTGGGATCGACGCCGACGACGCGCCAGACGCTGCCGAGACTGCGCCAGAGCTGGCCGACCTGGACTTGGGTGGGGGAGGGCATGGCTTACGCCGACTCCTTCAGCAGAGCCTTGGTCGCGCGAGCGATCCCGCGCTGGGTGATGCGCAGCTCCGGGACCACGAGCGCCACCCCGTCTTGCGTCGCCACTTCGCGCTCGCGCGTCGTGACGTACCCTTGCGCCTGGCCGTAGTGCGCTGGCGCGAGTCGTCCGCCGAGACGCTGGATCCATCCGCGGCTCAAGAGGAAGAGCCGGAACTCGGGTTCGCTGACGCCAGTGGCGCTGTGGATGACCTTGGCCGCCTCGCGAAAGCCGAGCGTGCCGGTGTTGTCGACGATGCGGTCGTAGACTTCGGCCTTGGGGGCGAGTTCGGCGTTTGCTGCCTGGAGTTCCAGGACCCGTCCTGCGTAGTCGTTCAGGAGACCGCGGAGCGCGGCCGGGTCGTTCAGGAGGGCGATGTGGTCGGATTGGCCGTAGCTGCCGGTCTTGCGGATGCTGGGCAGTACCTCGTCGACGACCCATTCCTCGAACCGCTCGGCTCCGGGCAGGTTGGACCGCATCACCAGCCGGTACACGTCGCGCTCGGGAATGACGGAAACCGCCTGAACCCCGCCCTCTGTGAGGGTGTCGTGCTTTGCGACCCCCTTGCAGTGCTGAGCCAGCGCCGCCCTGCCGTTGGCGTAGCCGAGCACGCGGCAGACGTCGGCGGCAACGAACCATGGCTCGCCGTCACGAAGGACGATGCGCACCCGATGGTCGCCGAAGACGCGCTCGAGCGGGGCGAGGGTGGTCATGCGGCTGGCTCCGCAGCCGGACCGCCCAGCTTCACGTCCCAGGACTCAGCCGGGATCCCGAGTTCCTCGAGTTTCTTCCGATTGGCGTACGACGGCAGAATGTCGCCGCTGCACCACTGGGAAATCTGGTTCTGCTTCACTCCAGCCTTGGCGGCAGCCTTCGCCCCCGCGCCGTACTCGGCCGTGAGTTCCTGGAGGAGCTTCTGTCCTGCGTTCGTCGGCGCCATAGCGATCCAGGACATACCTTGAAACTTCAAACCTCTGCAAGTTCAAACTTTGCAGCCGGTGGCAACGTGACGGAATCGTTGAAAAGATTGGCGGCAATGGCCACCGGCACCCAGGACCGTCAACCGCCACCGCGGATTCTCCTCAAGCTTCCAGAGCGCCTAACCAAGGCGATGAAGGCCAAGGGATTCGGCGAGCGCGGCGGGAAGTCACGCCTGGCAAAGAAAGCCAAGATGTCGCCAGGTCACCTGTCGGCCCTACTCGACAACCAACGTGTCGGAGGAGTGCAAGCCGCGCTCGTGATCCGCATCGCCAACGCCCTCGAAGTGAACGCTGGATGGCTGCTCACGGGGCACGGTGACATGCTGGCCATCGACGCTCCAGTAATCACTGCTGAGACCATCCGCGACGCTGTTCGAGATGGGGTCGAGAGTGGGGTCGCTCAGGCACTGAAGAAGGCCTAGTCCACGAAGCTGCCCGAGGACGAAGCCCTTCGTCCCCCGAAAGACGCAGACCTCATTTCGCCCGGCGAAGAGCGCGCCAGACCAGGCCCTGCCGGCCCGGGAGAGCCGAACGAGCAGCGGGCACGAAGTTTTTTCGTTAGCCATTTCAACTCCTTACGAATTAGCTCAATATTTGAAGTTGCAAACCTTTGAAGGTTCAAGCTATGAATCTGGCTGGAGGTTCCCAGTGGTCATCCGCCTAGCCCTCATCTTCGAACTCGCCCCGCCCAAGCGCTCCCCAGCGCCCGGACTGACTGATCAACCACCGTCGACTGCCGGCCGCAAGGACTCTTTGCCTGGCCCGGGCCCGGCCCGTTGTCTCGCGTCCACCCGTTCCGTGCTCCGCCTTGCCGGAGGTCGCGCCCGATGAGCGACCACTACCTTCCGCCCCGGGACTGCCAGGTCCTTGTCCTCGTGGACGACGCCGAGGTCTGGCGGGACGTCGAGTTCACGCAGCTGGACAACGCCTTCGGCTGGAACTTCGCCGACGACCAGAAGCCCGTCGACCCCGAGTCCGTCGTGTCGTGGCGCGAGAAGGGAGCCGCGTCGTGAGCCCGCGTATCGCCACCGACCGCAACGTGTCCGAGTTCTGCCGGGGCCTGCACCTGGCCCGCTGCGTCCTGCGCGAGCGAAGCCTGCAGATCCCGCTCGGCCCGTTCACCCCCTTCGAGACGGCCTGCCTCGACTGGGCTCGGCGCACCCGACGCGATCGGCGCCAGTGCCAGCTCGGTCGCTACGCCGAGATGAGCCAGAGCGAGCGCCTGGCGGAAAGCCGGAGGTGGCACTGATGGCCCGCTGTCCCCGTTGCGGCAGCCACGACTGCCGATTCCCCTCGCACTCGGGTCCTGACTCCGACCCGGTGGTCCAGCTCATCGGACCCGAGCGCGCCGCCATCGAGCAGGCGCGGAGCATCATCGCCAAGCTGCCCAAGAGCGACGCAACGGCGGCCGCTTGGCGCGGGGCGATCGCCGCTATGGACGGCCTGAGCGACGCCTACGCGGAAGAGCACCGCGCCGGACGGACGGACGTGGAACTCGTCGAGGAACTGGGGCGGTTGCTGAAGGCGAGGGTGGCGTGATGCGCCTACGAGAAGATGCGCGCAAGGCCCTCTGTGGTCTCGCCAAGCTCAGTGCCGATGGGGCGTTCTTTTGCCACCCGTCACGGCGAGATCACGAGGTCTACCGCTATCTGGACCGCAAGGGCCTCGTCGAGGTGGGCCCGGTCGAATACCCGTTTGGTTACACACGGGTCGCCATCACCGACAAGGGGCGCACCGTCGCCACGGAGGCAGCATCGTGAACCGCTGGCACATCCTGGCCGATGAGGACGCATTCTGCGTCCACCCAAACGGCTCGTTCGTTCGGTACGCAGACATGGCGCGCCTCCTCCCGCGCAAGGGGAACGACCTGCCGGAGGATGCTGGCAAATGCCTCGTCAGTTTCGACGGAGGTGAACTTTGGGAGCAACTTCGCCGGACGTCTGGCGGGGTCTGGGTGCTCTACGCAAGGGTGCCGAATTTCCCCATCGACCTCTCCCGCGTCACCCACTGGATGCCCGTGCCGGAGGTCCAGCCGTGAGCACCGGAGCCAAGGTCGTCGACCTGTTCGAGGCGCTGAAGCAGTCGCTCGCCGACTCGTCATCACCTCGCGCCGGCAAGGTCATTGGCTGCGACGTGTGCCATCGGCAAAAGAAGCCGCTCGGTCGCGACGCTGCTCCCGGCTCCTACCTCTGCACCGACGAGTGCCCTGGCTACGACCAGTATCCGCGGCCGGACACGCTTTGGCCTGGGGAGACGCCATGACCTGCCCCCGCCACCATGTCATCTGGGAAGACGGCGAGCTCTTCTGCAACGAATGCGGCTACGTCGAGCAACCAGCCGACCAAGCATGTCTCGTCTGCCACGGCACCGGCATCGACGACGGCGCCGAGAGCTGGTGCGAGTGCGCATCCGGTGAGCGCGGGTTCGCTGAGCTGACTGACCGGTTCTTCGCCGAAGTCGGCGGCCGCTTCGACCAGGCCATGCGCGCCGAACGCGAAGGCGATTTCGAGACGGCGAAGGCCATCACGGAGAGCTGCGGAGTGAAGTACCAGGGGAGGGAGGTGTAGTTATGGGATACACGACAGATTTCGAAGGAAAGTTCACTGTCAGTCCAGCGCTGACGGCTGATCAGGTCGCATATCTGAAGCGGTTTTGCGAATCGCGCCGGATGCGACGCGATGCCGCAGCAGTCGAGCGGCTGCCAGACGAGCTACGGGTCGCAGTTGGCTTACCGGTCGGAACAGAAGGCGGATACTTCGTCGGCGCAGGCGGCTTCATGGGCCAGGAGCGCTCTCCCGATGTCCTGGACTACAACGATCCACCGAGCGGACAGCCTAGCCTCTGGTGCAAGTGGGAACCGAGCGACGACGGGCTATCGATCGCGTGGAACGGCGCGGAGAAGTTCTACGCATACACCGAGTGGCTGAACTACCTGATTGACCACTTCTTGCGTCCATGGGGCGTGACCATCTCCGGGCACGTCAAGTACCAAGGGGAAGAGGTTGGCGACTGCGGGCGCGTCGAAATCGTGGACGGCCAGGCTGTGCAACTGAGGGCAAGGCTGTGACCCGCCACCTCCTCCACCCCGCCAAGCTGACGGTCGAACTGGTCCGCCGCGAGCACGAGTCCGGTGACTGGGAACTCGACCGACTCGGCGTCTACGTGTGGCGCGACGAACTCTTGCTCGCCGAGGTGACGCTCGAACGCGGGGAATCACCGCTCAGTTTTGCCCACGCGCAAGAGGACCTGTTCTCCCTGAACGAGCAGGCCCAGGTGATCGCAGCCATCGCCGCCGAGTGGCTGGCCTGGCCGGGTGAGCCAGAGCTGCCGGCGACGACCGTGCGGAAGGTTTTCGAGGCGCTGAAGGCGGCGGTGGGGGAGCAACATGGCTGAGGCGGCTCGCATTCTCGACCCGTTTGGCGACTACGCGGCCACCGCTGGCGTCAACTGGTCAACGCTGAAGCACATCCTGCGCTCGCCGATGCACTACCGGCACGCGCTGGCTCACGGCGTCAAAGAAACCGCCGCGATGCGCCTCGGTACTGCCATCCACGTTGCCGCTCTGGAGCCGCAGCAGTTCAAGCTGCGCTACATGGTTGAGCCAGACTTCGGCCCACTCCAGAGTAGCAAGAACCGGGCGAAGCGTGACGAGTGGCGCGCTGAAAACGACGGCGCGATCTTCATCGACCAAGACGAGCACGATCGGATCCATGCCGTAGCCGATGCGGTTCGAATGCACCCGGCCGCCCGCCGACTCATCGAAGCCATCGAGACCGAAGTCCCGATCCAGTGGACCGACGCCATGACGGGCGTTCTTTGCAAGGGTCGAATTGACGGCGTCGGCCCGGTATACATCATCGATCTCAAGACGGCCGGCAACGCTGAGCCGTGGGCATTCCAGACGAGCGCCGCGCGACTGCTCTACCACGCGCAACAGGCCTTTTATGCTGACGGCTACAAGGCTGCCACTGGCGAGACACGCGGCAGTGCGCTGATCGCTGCCGAGACAGTCGCGCCATTCGACGTGGTCGTTTACGAGCTCGAAGACGAGCCGCTCGGTGTTGGTCGTGACCTCTACTGCCGCGCCCTGGAGCGCCTCGTCGAGTGCGAGCAATCGGGTAAGTGGCCGGGAGTTTCGGAGGACCTGCTGCCGTTCCGGCTTCCGAAGTGGGCATCTCCCGACGACGGCGACGACCTGAGCGACCTCGGGCTCATCTGATCACCGCGACGCCGGCTTCTGCCGCCCTCGCACAACCGAAAGGCAAATCATGAACGAACCAGCACGAAAAAAGCCGGTTGACTGGGACGAGCTGTTCCCGGGCCGGTTCCTCAAGGCAGGAGAACTTCAGGGCAAGAAGGTCACCCTGACGATCGCATCCATCGACACAGAGAAGCTGCCCAGCAACGAAGGCGGCGAGAAGGTCAAAGGCATCATCGCGTTCCGCGGGACCGACAAGAGCCTGGCGCTCAATAAGACGAACGGCATCTGTCTCCGTGAGATGTTCGGTCGCGCGCTTGCTGAGTGGATCGGGAAGAAAGTCGTTCTGTTCCCCACCGAGTGGAATGGCGAGCCATGTATCCGCATCTACGGCAGCCCGGACATCCCGCGCGACTTGAAGCTCGAAGTCCAGCTGCCGCGAAGGCGACCGATCCCCATGACGATGCATGCAACCGGCAAAGCCGAATCCAAGACCGCCCGTGAACCAGGAGACGACACCGAATGAAACCCACAGAGCCGGCTCCAGTCGAGCCAATTCGCAAGCCCAAGTCCGCCGCCCGTCAGGCCGCCGACGCCTTCGACCGCTTCCGCGCCATGCGGACCGCGCTCGATGCAAAGATCGCCGCTCAGGTTGCGGCAATGCCCGACGACGTGAGGGCGGCCTTCGAAGCACTCAGCAAGGTCGACGCCACCTAACCCCCACCCGGAGCGCCCTACAGCAGGCACGAGGTTCACGACCTCACGCTCCACCGACACAGCTGGCCGCCGCCGAGCTCCCTTCCCCATCCCGCTCTGCAGGCGGGCCAGCTGTGTCACCTAACAAGGATCTTACCATGTTCCACCTCCACCCCGACCACCTGTCCCGAGCCCTCTCCCTGCGGCTGTTCGAGCTGAGCGTCACGGCCAAGCGCCTGACGCCCGGCGAGCTGCGGATGCATGCGGGGAACATCCTTTGGTGCGGGGCGCTGACAACTGGGAAGGGGCTCGCGTGAGCACGCCGCCTGTCTGCACCTGCGGCAAGGCGTCCGTGAAGGCCACGGGGGACGAGGTCTATCCGCACCGCCTCGACCTCGGCGAAAAGCGCTTCTGGGTTTGCTGGGACTGCGATGCCCGCGTGGGCTGCCACCCAGGAACTTGGAACGCCCTCGGGACGCTGGCCAACAAGGAACTACGGGCCATTCGGCAGCGGGTGCATGCGGTTTTCGATCCGTTCTGGACGAGCCCAAGGAAGCACCGCAGCAAGAGGCGCCTGGCCACCTACAAGCGGCTGGCCGACGACCTCGGCATCCCGATGGCGGAGTGCCACGTCAGCCACTTCGACATTGCGCGTTGCGAGGCGGCGCTCGAAGCGATCGCCAAGTGGGACGCACCGGAGGCAGCCAATGCCTAAGACCCCCCAGCAAAAGCCCGGCAAGTCCAAGCAGGACTACCGCACCCCGCAGTCATTCATCGACGCGATCGCGGAGCGATTCGGCCGTCCTACGTTCGACCTAGCAGCGACGGCCGGGGAGCAGATCGCCGGGGCAGACCACTACTTCACGCCCGAGCAGGACGCACTCCGGCAGAGCTGGGCAAGTCTTCCGACGCCCGGAGCCGACGAACAATTCGCGCGGGTGGCATTCCTGAACCCGCCGTTCGGCCGCATCGAGCCCTGGGCCAAGAAGCTCACTGCCGAGTGCCGCTACCTCCGGCGCTGGACCCTGATGCTCGTGCCGGGATCTGTCGGCTCGGAATGGTACCGTCAGCACATCCACGGCAAGGCGCTGGTGCTCGGCCTCTCGCCCCGGCTGACGTTCGTCGGCGAGACGCATCCGTACCCGAAGGACTGCATCCTGATCGCGACTGGCTTCGGGGTCGTCGGCTTCGAAACGTGGCGCTGGAACGAATACACCGAGTGCTCGTGCGGGCACGGCGACATCGACGATCCAGGGCCGGGGCACGCGCACGATTGCCCATGGAGCGACCCGGACTACGGCAACGACGTGTTTGGGCCGGAAGGGCCGGAGGAGGCTGCCGAATGAACGGACGCTACCGCTCCAAATCCCCCGCAGCCTCTGCCCGTCAGCAGGCCGTCTTCCGGTCGATGCGCAGCAGCGGCCTGCCCCGAGTCGACGAGCGGTGGACGGTCTACTCCCGCAGTGGCGAGCGGCTCAGCACGGGGGCAGACTTCCGAGTCCTGCGCGAGGTCGGAGGCGAAGGGGCCACGGTCCTGCCGACCGGGCATCCGCTGACGCATCCGAGGACTGGGGAGCCGAGGCCTCGGCGCGAGGAGACGGTGGAGATTGAGCGGGCGGCGAGAAGGGCTGGGGCGGAGTGAAAGCCGCCGATCTCTTCGCCGGCTGGTCTGGCTTCACGATCGCGGCCGAGCAAGCTGGAGCTCGGGTCGTCTACGCGGCGAACCACTGCCCCCTGGCCGTCGAGGTTCACGCCGCGAACCACCCGGGGACCGTCCACGTCTGCCAAGACCTCCGGCAGGCTGACTTCACCAAGCTCCCCGCATTCGATCTCCTGCTCGCTTCGCCGGCCTGCCAGGGGCACTCATCGGCGAGTCAGCCGAACCGGGTGCCGAAGCACGACGCGGACCGAGCGACCGCATGGGCCGTCATCGACTGCGCCGAGGCCACGCTCCCCAAGGCCATCATCGTCGAGAACGTGCTGCGCTTCCGCAAGGAGTGGACGCTCTACCCGATCTGGAAGTCCGCCCTGAGAGCTCTCGGCTACCACCTGACCGAGCTCGTCATCACGGCCAGCCGTCACGGTGTGCCGCAGCGCAGGACCCGGCTTTTCATCGTGGCCACCAGACGCCCCGCAGTGAACGAACTCCTTCCGCTCCACGATGCAGCGAACCGGCGCGCAATCGAGCCAGCCTTCGCCCCGTGCGTGGAGTGGGACGCTGGCGAGTGGCGGCCCATCGACGAGGCCTCCGAAGATGCTCAGGGGCGCTTCTACACGGCCATCCACAACCACGGCCCGCGCTGCTTCTCTCAGCACGTTACGAATCACCCCGGCGTCGGACTCGACGAGCCGCTGCGGACGGTGACAACGAAGGACCAGTGGTGCGCGCTGCGGGACGGGCTCTATCGGCCACTTTCGCCGCGTGAGTACGCACGCGCCATGGGCTTCCCGGAGGACTTTCGCCTCCCCGATGTATCGCGAACCGACCAAGTCCGCGGGCTCGGGAACGCCGTCAGCCCTCCGCCAGCCAGGAAACTCATCGAACGAGTGATGGATATCGCAGCATGACCCGCACCGCCTACCCCGCAGAAATCTCCAAGCTCACGCCGTCGCCCGAGCGCCTGAAGACCATCCGCCCGTGCCCGCGATGCAAGCGGCCGGCGCTGCTTCCGCCGTGGCGATGCTGCCAGAGGTGCGAGCCGAATGAGGTGACAAGGAGGGAGTCGAAGCGATGAAAACTGCGATCTATTGCGAAGATGGTGCGCGCGTCCGCGTCCAGGTTCTGGAGGACGACTGGGTTGACGACGTGCGAGAGGTGACGCTGCTCTGCATCGAGACCATCCAACCGAGCCCCATCTTCGGCGCCATCGAGCCCGACGCGCTCTTCGACGTGTCTGAGCGTCGCGGATACGAGGGCCTGTGCTGGTCACTGGAGCTTGAGTCGTGAGCCCCACCGACATCCTCATCGCAGCGCGGAAGCTGTGCGCGGAGAAGTGGGGGCAGGGGGATGGCTACAACGATCCACCGTGTGGGTGGTGCGCTATGACGGCCATCGCAGAGGGCGCGCGGAACTGCACGGATGCCCAAGAGTCAGAGGCCTACCGATTATTCTGCGAGGCCATCGGCTTGTCCGAGGACATGATTCCGACCTGGAACGACCACCCCTCGCGCACGCTAGCCGACGTCCTCGCGGCGTTCGATCGGGCGATTGAGATGAGTAGGGAGGAGGAGACACCATGAGCAAGACACCAAAGTACTACGACGAGAACCGCAGCATCGGCGATCGAGTCCGCAGAAACTATAGCATCGCAAACTTTGCCTGGGATGACGGTCATTCCTTCGCTCTGGTCCCGCGACAGAGCAAGCAGACCGGTGAATGCCACGTGGAGCTTCGTGCCTATGAAGACGACCAGGCAGACGTTGAGCTTTCGCTGACGTTCGACCTCGCGTCGCTCAAGTCACTGCGCACGGAGCTGGACTCAGTCATCGCGTGGATCGAAAGCGGCGGCGATTACGCAGTGCCGGCGGAGCGTCCATGACCCCCGACGAAGCACGTGCAGCCTGGGCAGCCATGACGCCGGAGGAGCGGTTGGCGATGGCGAAGACGGCACCGAAGGTCGCCGGGCCGTGGCGCGGCTCAGGCGGTTACATAGAGCGAGTAGATGCCCAAGGGCGCGTCGCATTCGTGCGCGAGTGTTCGCAGGGCTGGGCGGCAAGCGTGCCAGGGGTCGAACTACTAGTCGGCTACTCGCTAGGTGTCGATGGCGCCAAACGCGCAGCAGACGAGGTCCTCCTCGCCGCCGGCTACGTCCTAGATGAAGGAGCTGAACGATGACTGAATTGAAGCGGTTGCCTCTGACGAAGTACTGGGAATCGTGGCACGGTGAGAACGTCTACCTCTGCTCCGAAGTCGACGCCCTGCTCGCCGAGATGCGCGAGGACTTCGGTCGTCGCCTGCGTGAGACCTCAACGAACCGTGAACTGGAACTCCGCAACCAGCTCGCCGAACGCGACCGGCGGGAGGGGGAGTTGACCGATAGGTTGCGCGTTCTCGGGGAAGCCCTGGACGAGCGGATCGCGGAGCAGTTGGCCATCGACGCTGAGCTACGACGATTGCGGACGTTGGACCCTGACCCCGGGCTTCCTGGGCATCTGCGGCTCGGACGCCTGATGCAACGCTGCGCGGATGCCGAATCCGAACTCGCCAAGCTACGGGCTCGCGTGGAGGAGCTGGAGGAGGAGAGGCGCCACGTCAGCGTGGTCGACCACCACGACGCGCTTTCAGGCGACCGCTATCGGACCCTGCTTGCCGCTGCCGTGGAATCGACCGGGGTCGACGCGCAGAGCGTGGAGATTCTGTCCGAGGATGATGAGGACGGGAACCATCGGGTTCGCTTCATCTGCACGGCCAAGACCAAGGTCGACGAGGTTTTGCTGGCCAGAGAAGTCGGTGCGGTTGTCCACGCAGCGATGGAAGCCCAGGAGGCCGAACTCGCGACCCTCCGTCAGCAGTTGCGGGAGGCGTCTCGCGAGCTGGGCAAGCTCATAGCGCGAGCGCGCAACGCTGACGGGCACCAGGGTATGATTCTGCTCCGCATGGCCATCGGTGACGCCGAAGCAACGCTCGCCGCCCTCCCTACCCTGCCGAAGGAGGTGGATCGATGACGCCTGGACATTGGTTTGCGCTCATCTGGACGGGCGGCGCGATCATCTTCGCAGTCGGCGCTGCCTGCGGAAAGGAACTCAAGGACACCGACGAACCTGGCTCGCCGCCGGTTGAGGCAATGGGAATTCTCTGGCCAATCCTCACACTGTTTGGGGTCTTGCTTGCGGGCTGGTCTGCGCTCTGCTGGCTGGCTCGTCTGCGCATCGTCGTGAAGGCCAAGGAGGTGGAGCGTGGCTGACAAAATCGCAAGAGCCAAGGCGGTTGCGCGTCGACTGCGACATGGTGAAGTCGAGTTCGTCAAGAACGCCAAGTCAGGTCGCGAGTTTGCGCTCATCACCGAGAAGGACCTGATCGCGCTCACCGATGGTGTGCTTGAACTGGCGGCGGCTCTTTTGGAAGAGCAGGCGCTCACGGCTGATTGGCAGGCGAACGCATTCAGCGACGGCACCAACAGCAACACCAAGACCATGCTGTCGTGCGAGCGCAGGGCCGAACAGTTGCGCGCAAAGGCGAAGAAGCTGAGGGACCATGCCTAACCCCATCATCCAAACTTGGCTCCCCGGGTGCAGCGAGGAGACGCTGGAAGCACTGGGCCTGACCCAGGTTGACCCAATCACGGCGC